TTACTTCTTTTCCAGCTCTGCAATGCGTGCTTGTAGAGCTGCGATAGTCTTATCCTTTTCCTGAATGGTCTCAGTAAGGATGTGGATTGTTGACGTGAGGCTTGCAATGCGTTCCTCGTTCTTTGAGTTTTCCTCCTCGGTGATAGAACCTTCTCCTGTAAGAAGGAACGACTTTGAGATGCCGAAGAGTTCACTCCACTTCTCAGCCTGTGCCTTTCCGAACTTGCTGTAACCAGTAAGAAGATTGTTGACGGTCGTTTTTGAAACTCCGAGTTTTTCCGCAATTTCGACCTGCGACATCCCTATTTCTTTGAAATAGGAGCGCAATTTTTCATGAACCAGTTCCATAGGACTTTCTTAAAAGTTGTTAAAGTCCATCAATTTTATGGACTTTTACTTGTTTAGTCCATAAAAACGATGTACTTTTGCACCACATTTCTATCTCGCTACAAAGTTACAGACTTTTTGCGAGACTTCCAAAAGGTTTTGGGAAAAAGTTTTTGGGGGCATAATTTTCTCTCAGGTCTACATGACCTACCATGACGGGCGTAGAGAATATCTCGTCATGGTTCCAAGGCAAAACAATGCGGAGTTCTTTGACTTATTGGTACATTATATACAAGATGAAAGAATGTAATTCAGGAAGTAGCAGATAGCCCTGTTGAGGGCGGTGACCTGCGAACGGCTGATAGAGATAAAGATGAAGCTTGCGATTCCGCTCGAATGCGATAGTCAGCCCTCCATCGGGATGGTGGGCTGCATGGAACAAGCTGCTGTCCAGTCCGCCTCTGGTGATGAAGCCCACCCTCAGTGAAGGGAGGGGTTCAAGTGAAGGACAGCGAAACAATATAAGGAGCCCGTACCGCACATGTGTTTGCAATGCCAACATGAATAGCCATAATACCAATAGCGGTGGCAAGCGTTCTCACCGGAACACGCACGGGCACAACTTAAAAAAATGAAATTATGGGAAAAGTAGAGAAGCGCCCCATCGCTGAAACCCTTCGTGCGATGGAGCTTGGCGCTGTGGAGACTTTCAGCCTCGAACAGCTGAACTCCATCAATCAAGCGAAGGGCTCAACGCTCGCCATTGACCGTGCCAACGGCAAGAACTGGAGTGTCCAAAGGGACATCCCTAATGGCGTAGTAAAAGTAACGAGAACGGCATGAGTGAATTAGACGTGAGAGCGAGGATGCTCGACAATATCCTCCTGTACTTTTCAGGGAAGTATTTTTCCCAGCGTCAGGCGGTCGACATCGTTGGCGGTCTTGGAAGGCTGATGGATCTTGTTGCAAGCGGAGAGGTCGAGGCTGAAAAGCCTGGAGAAGTCCAAAACTCCAAATGGAGGGTGAAGGCAGACCAGGTTCTCCGTCATTGCAGAGTTCGTAACCACCAATAACATAATTGTGATATGAAAAAGACTCTTCTTTATGTAGTGGCATGCATTGCATCACTGCCGTGCTACTACGCGTTCTCTCAAGGCAAAGGAGAAACGCTTACTTGGCTGAACTTCGCCGGACTTCTATGGATGATCATTCTATACATCTTCTGCAAGGTGTTCATATTCTCGCGCGACGAAGACGAAAGGAAAAAGTAGTAAAGTTTGTTAATACAAAGTCATTTTTAATAAGTAAATTTAAGTTTTGTGGGGCTGCTCGCCCGTGAGGGTAAGCAGTCCATTTTCTTTCTTTCGTCAACAAAAGTTAAGGCGTGAAAATGGCGAAGTTTTAGTTTGCATATCTTGCTAAAAATGAAGAACTTTGCAGTATATAATTAAAATAAATGTTCAACTACAAAAAATGAGATTATGAGAACGGAAAAACAAGAAATGAAAGCGTTCCTTGCAGACTTGCAACAGTTGCAGCGGAATGATGACCTTGAGCATGAAATCAAGGTTTCAGTTACCAAGAACAGTAACGGTGAAGTTTCGGTTGAAGCTTCGATGATTTCCAACATCGATAAGGGCGAGAATGACGCCAGTGTCTATTTCTACTGCTACCTCTATGAGTGCATGAGCAAGCGTGAGAACGAGGCAGAATTGGAGAAATTCAAGTACTTGCTTCTGAGCGACGTTGCCCCAAAGCCTCAACAGAAGTAAAAGATTGTCGAACCAAACACGAGAGGTCATGAAAGAAGAAACGAACAATAATCTGCGGCACTACGATGCTCTGAGGAGCGTGCCACAGGACGCGTTGAAGCCTATCAAGGCTGGACGATTGACAGGCATGAGCAACATTTCCCCTGTATGGAGAATCAAGGCGATGACTGCAGAGTTCGGTCCATGCGGAATCGGATGGAAGTACGAGATTGTCAAACAGTGGACAGAAACCTATGGCGAGGAAGTCAAGGCTTTTGTCGAAGTGAACCTCTTCATCAAGGACGGTGACTCTTGGAGTGCTGCCATTCCTGGAACAGGTGGAAGTTCTCTGGTCGCGAAGGAAAGCAAAGGTCTGTATGTATCAGATGAAGCCTACAAGATGGCATTGACTGATGCGCTGAGCGTTTCAATGAAGTCACTTGGCGTTGCTGCAGACGTGTATTTCAAGAATGACGGAGAGAGCAAGTACAACCAGTACACGAAGGAAGTGCCCAAACTTGAAGAGGCTTTTGCCGCATTCGATGCTGCAAAGACGACAGAAGAGTACAGAGAAGTCTGGAATAAGTACGCTGAATGGTACAGCAAGGATAAGAGTTTTTATGACAAGGCAATGGCAACAGCCGGAAGAGTTACGAAACGATGATAACATTGAAAGAAAGCGGAGTGATGTTCCTGGAGGAATGTCACTCCTATTTCCTCAACGGAAAAGAGTTGAAGGGAATCACGGGAATGATAGAACGACAGCTGTTCCCGAACAAGTATGACAACGTGCCGAAGTCTGTGCTTGACAAGGCGGCTGAACTTGGAACTGCCATCCACAAGGGATGCCAGATGTACGACGAAATAATGATAGACAACGGGCTTCCACAAGTTGCCGTGTACAAGAAACTCTTGGAGAAGGATTTTCCAACAGGCAAAGTCATCGCAAATGAATACATCGTCACTGACGGTGAGTATTTCGCCAGCCCTATCGACAAGGTCATTCAGGTGGCAGAAAACATGGTTGCCATCGTTGACGTGAAATCCACTTACGAACTTGACAAGGAGTATGTAAGTTGGCAGACATCCATCTACAAGTATCTGTTCGAGAAGCAGAACCCTGGCATCAAGGTTGGCGGTCTTCTCTGCCTCTGGTTGCCGAAAAATGAGAATCAGCTGTCCAAGGCTGGTTTCTTCTTCGTGGATGACAAGGGAAGTGAAGCGGTGGTGGCTCTGATGGAGGCTGAGAAGAATGGTGAGAAGTATGTGCCAGTCGTGGCTCCGAAGAAAGAGCAGCACATCATCCTTGCCGAAAACGCCATCAATGAGATGTTGGAGGCTGAGCGCCTGATGGGTCACTACAAGGATATCTATGAGAAGTACAAGCAGGAGGCACTTGATGCCATGTTGAAGTACGGTGTGAAGAGCTTCGACTCCGAGAAGGTGAAGATGACGCTTGTGCCAGGAGGCAAGTCGATGCGGTTTGACTCCACACGCTTCAAGAAGGAACAGCCTGACCTCTACGCTCAGTATTTGAAAGAGAGCGAAACGAAGGACAGCCTCAGAGTGACTGTCAGGGATAATGTTCAACCATAAATAAAGTGATTATGAATAAAGTATTTCTCGTAGGCAACGTCGGACAGGAGCCTGACGTGAGGTTGATGCCCGATGGTGTCACCAAGGTGGCGAAGGTCACACTTGCCACAACTAAGAAGGGATACACAAGACAGGACGGGACGACCGTTCCCGACAAGACGACGTGGCACACCCTCATTATTTGGAGAAGATTGGCTGACGTTGTGAAGATGTATGTCCACAAGGGAGACAAAATCGCGGTTGATGGCTCTTACGAAAGCAGAGAGTATACTGACCGCAACGATGCGAACGTGAAGCACAAGGTGTTCGAGGTGAATGTCGATAATCTTGAGCTGTTGACACCGAAAGGTGCTGTACAGCCTCAACAGCCGTATGCTCCAGCACCTGCTCCAGCTCCTGCTCCAGCACCTGCACCTGCTCCTGCACCTGCACCAGCGCCTGCACCAGCGCCTGCTCCCAATTCCTACGGGGCAGCACCACAGCAATATGCGCAAGGCACCTTTCAGCAACAGCCGCCATCGCAAGCGCCTGTCGCTATGCAGAACCAAAATTTGGATCCGTACGCAGACGACCTCCCATTTTAATTGAACAAAATGAAGACTGTTAGTACTATTCTCGAGAAGCGCAATGGCAAAGTGACATGGGAAAAGTCGCTCGACTTTCTTCTGTCACTTCTGCCAAACGGAAAGTTCGTCTTGACTGTCAAGAAGCAGAAGACGCAGCGCAGCATCAGCCAGAACGCGCTGATGTGGATGTGGTTTGCCTGTATCGCTGACACAACCGGTAACACCAAGGAGGATGTACATGATGCATACTGCTATATGTTCCTCTCGCGTCAGGTCACCATTGGTGGAAGAACTGGCAGGATACCACGTGGCACCAGCGGTCTCAGCACAGACGAGATGAAGGAGTTTCTTGACAAAGTGCATGCAGACGCTTCATCAGAACTTGGCATCACGTTGCCATGCCCCGAAGACCTCTACTTCGAGGCGTTCGAACAAGAGTATAAATCAAAAATCTAAATCGTAAACAAAAATGAAAGCAAATCAAATTGACATCAAGAAAGTGAACATCGGCGGCATCGGACTCTCCGCTGGTTATGTGTATGACAACAAGGACGTCAAGGTGAAGGGCAAGGAACCTGTTCACCCCGACCTCAAGAATGCAGTCGACAAGCTCCGTCCGTACATGATGGAGATATGCGAGATGCAGGAATCCGAAGGCATTGACTGGAAGAACCTTGAAGGCAGCATCACGTCTGAGGCCTGCATCAAGTTTGGCGTGAGCGGCATACAGCTCAGCGGCACTGACAAGCAGACATCTGTTGTCATCAGTGGATACAAGCTGCTGAAGACGAACAAGACGCTGTTCTTCCACACTCCAAGAATCTTCATCGAGGTTGAGCATGAAGACCACTACGAGCGTTGCGAGGAGGTGAAGGAAATCGTGCAGGAAATCTGCTTTGAGGCAGAGGCGTACATCATCAACCATAAGTATGCGGTCTATCAGCAGGAACTTCCGTTCAAGGATGGAGATGATGATGACCCGTACAGTGGTGAAGGCGGTGAAGAATAACTGAACGCAGATGGTAGAACTTCACGTTATAGACGGGCAGAGAGACTGCCGACTGCAGTTCATCAAGGTGGACCAGTACAAAAAGAAATCCGCTTACTACAAGAAGGAGATGGTCGATGTCTTGAAGAGGATTCCTTCATCGCCGAGATGGGACGGAGACGAGAGGGTATGGGTGCTTCCACATGAGCACCCATCCTATCCCGTCGGGAAGCCCTATTCTTGGTATGTGAAGGCGTTCGCTGACTGGTCGCAGAAGGACAGGTTGATGAAGAGCGGTAGGATAGGCAAGTACGTTCATGTCGTCAAGTGGAGACAGGCAGGGCTTGAGGAGTATGCCGATGACGTTGACAAGATGCTCCCATTCGAAGGCGAGCATTACATGCAGCTGAATCCTTATCCATACCAGCTTCTCGGTGTCCGTTATGCAATAGACCATAAGCGCTGTATATTTGGCGACCAACCTGGACTTGGAAAATTGCAGCCTTATTCAGAGCCTGTCGCAACACCTGATGGATTCCGTGAAATGGGGAGTCTGAAGGTTGGTGATTCAATCTTCGGAAAAGATGGATGCGTCTATCATGTTCAGAACATCTACGAGCATGGTGAGAAAGACATCTACAAGGTGACTTTCAATGATGGTACATGGACTCGTGCTGGAGGTGAGCATCTGTGGAGTGTCCGTGATGTGAATATGCGGAAGCGTCAGCAAGGATGGAAGACCATGACCACTGAAGAACTGCTTGAAGCGGGGCTTGCATGGAACATGTCGCCATCAAGAAAAGACAGCGGTCGCAAACCTGTCCTTCGTTGGGAGATTCCAATGTGTGAAGCTGTACAGTATTCCGAAAAGGACTACTATATTCACCCTTACATCATGGGAGTTCTCATTGGTGACGGATGCCTCACAGGCTCGTCTGTCGAGTTCGTTTGCCCAGACGAGAAAAAGGACATCATGGAGAAGGTTGAGCAATTGATTCCGAAAGGATTCACGCTTGACTTGCATGAATGCAGCTGCCCTCATTACCGCATCGTAAAGCCTCTTGGAGAGCGTTTCAACAAGGTGCGTCAGGAAATCGTAAGATATGGACTTAACGTCATCTCGTTCTACAAGCACATACCCTCAGAGTATCTTCATGGAAGTGTGGAGCAGCGAAAAGAACTTCTCCGAGGACTCATGGACACAGACGGTTCCTGTGCTTCAGGAAAAACCGCATTGTCTTTCAATAGCATCAGTCCTCAACTCGCCGAAGATGTGAGGGAGCTTGTTCTTTCTCTCGGAGGTCATGCGACCATACACGAGTACGACCGCACAGATGAAGGCAAGCCAGTCGAGTACAGAGTGGCAATCCGTGTGCCTTTCAATCCGTTCTCGACAAGGCTGAAGGCTGATAAATACAACGTGAAGAGAGGAAACTACAATTCACGGTATATCGAGCGTATTGAGCCAGATGGACGTGAGAACTCACGTTGTATCCTTGTTGATGCTCCAGACCACTTGTATCTGACCCGTGACTACATTGTAACTCACAATACGCTGCAGGCCATCTGCTCAGTAGTTAAAGCTCACAATGAGGCACAACGGTATGGTGAAACTTTCCCTGTGCTTGTCATTTGCCCTGCTGCCTTGAAAATCAACTGGCAACGCGAGTTCAAGAAGTTCGCTGGCATTGATGCAATCATTCTCGATGACAAGAACAAGGGTACATGGCACCTTTTCTACGAGAAGCACATGTGCAACGTGTTCATTACGAACTACGAGTCTTTGAAGAAATTCTTCGTTGTCCGTGTCAATGACGGTCGATTCACTCAGCGATCCATCGAATACGACAGGAGGAAAGATTTGTTCAGGGCTGTCATCATCGACGAAAGCCACAAATGCAAGACTGGCAGCACACAGCAGAGCAAATTTGTTGAAGGTATCTGCAAGGGCAAGCGTTTTGTGTTCGAGTTGACTGGAACTCCTGTCGTCAACAACAACCACGACCTCATCCAGCAGCTCAAGATAATGGGAAGGCTTGATGACTTCGGAGGATACCGCAAGTTTGTTGACCGCTACTGTGACGGCATTGATGGTGCAAGCAATGTCAAGGAACTTAACCACCGTTTGTGGCAGACATGCTTCTTCAGGAGGGAAAAGCAGAAGGTTCTCACTGAACTCCCCGAGAAGTCGCGACAGTACATGCTTGTGGACATATCAACGATGAAGGAATACAACGATGCCGAGAAAGACATGGTGTCCTATCTCCGGACCTACAAGGATGCGCCAGAGGATGACATCAGGAGGAAGATGAAGGCAAGCATCATGGTGAAGATGGGACTTCTCAAGCAGATATCGGCAAGGGGCAAAATCAAGCCTGTTGCAGATTTCATTCACGACATCATAGACGGAGGAGAGAAGCTGATAGTCTTCGCCTACCTGAAGGATGTCGTCGAGGAACTGAAGAAGTGCTTCCCGAAGGCTGTCACCGTCACGGGCTCTGACACCATCGAGCAGAAGCAGAAGGCTGTTGATGACTTCCAGCAGAACCCGAACTGCAAGCTCATCATCCTCAACTACAAGAGCGGTGGAACTGGCTTGACGCTGACAGCCTCATCGCGTGTGGCGTTCATCGAGTTCCCTTGGACTTACAGCGACTGTGAGCAGGCAGAAGACCGCGCACACAGAAACGGGCAAAAGAACAACGTCAACTGCTACTACTTTCTTGGCAACGGAACTATTGACGAGTACATGTATAAGATTATTCAGACGAAGAAGAACATCGCTGACGGCGTGACCGGCACCACCACCAACATTCAGGAGATGGTTACGAACATGGCGCTGGATTTCTTCGGTAGCAGACTCTAACAACACGGAAGGGTGAAGGTCGCGATAACAGGTCGCGGAACTCATTTTCATATGCGTCGGCAACACCGACCCCTTTCTTAATAAAGGATATATTATGGCTAAAATCAAGAGAGTGGAGGTCAAGAGCCTCCAAGACATCATGGCGCTTGAGTGGGACTACTCCGAGGCTCAGATTCAGCACACCTGCAAGATGTGGTTCGACAAGACATTCCCAGAACTTGCATGCCTGCTTTTCGCTGCAGAGAATGGAGGCTTCAGAACACCGAAGGCTGCAGCAATGGCGAAGTATGAGGGAATGGTGAGCGGTGCTCCCGACTTTGTCTTGTTCCCGACAAAGTACAACAGTTGGGCTTTGGGCATTGAGATGAAGCGACCGAGGAAGCCTGCCAACAAGCAATTCAACATCAAGGGGCGTGCACCTGGTGTCCAAAGTGATGAGCAGATTTTTTGGGAAGAGACATGCAAGGCTAACGGTGGGGCGTATGCTGTCTGCAGAAGCCTCGTCGAGTTTGTAGAAATAATCGGCGACCATTTCGTTCTACCGACAGATGAATGGAAAAAGGACATTGTTGCTAACTATTGGGATTATAGGTAGTATGAAGAAGAGTTTTTTGATATTTTCCGATTGCCTTCCTGCTGTTGAAACTCTTGGCGATGCAGCTGCAGGTGTCTTGTTCAAGATGCTGTTACGTTATAGCGAGACAGGAGAGAAGCCTGACAACATCCCTACTATCCTTCAATTCCCATTCATGTCATTCGTGGCTCAGATAGAGAGAAACAGGGACAAATATCTCGCTGTCTGTGAGAAAAGGAAGGATGCAATCAAAAAGAGATGGAGTAAAGAAAAAAGTATTCAAAAGGATACAAATGAATACAAAAGAATACAAGTGAATACAAGTGATACTGATAGTGATAGTGATAGTGTAAGTGATAGTGATAGTGTAAGTGATAGTGATAGTGGGAATATAAGTAACTTATCAGTTACTATGGATTCATCATTATCTTCTTCATTACATTCAGAAGATAATATTATAGGTACTAACGTACCTACGTCATCCGACGATGACGCAAAGCTTGTGTTGACACCTCCAGATTTTGACGGCGAAAGCAAGAAAGACTACTCTTACAAGGTGATGAAGTTCTGGAACAACGTCATGAAGTCACCTGTAGCCATCCCCACTATTGCCAAGATGACACCGAAGCGGAAGACCGTGGTGAATGCCAGGGTGAAGGAGTTCGGCATCAATGCCGTGTATCAAGCCATCAGCAAAGCCTCTGAATCCTCTTTTCTCAACGGTGGAGGCAGCAAAGGTTTCCTTGCGGATTTTGATTGGGTGTTCAGGCCCAACAATTTCCCGAAGGTGCTGGAAGGCAACTATGATGATGTAAAACCTGTAAACATGAAAGGAAATGGAACTAATCAACAACAGAGCCGTGAGCGTCGAGAGGCAGACTTGCGTGCAAAAGAGCGGCTCGAATTTATCGCCTCGAAGTATGGCGATATTAACGGAACATCCTAACGGTGCAGAGTACCTCGGCAAGTTCAGTGCATCACGAATGGTTCAGTACTGCCGTGCGGTTGACAGGTGCTTCACAGGTTCTGCGCCCATGCTTGAGGAACTGTGCGAGGCATATGGGGAGAACTTGGTCGTGACATGGCTCAGCAGCCTCATCTACGACTTGAACGAGTTCGTTGGGCAGCGCCAGCAGACACCACAGCAGAGCGATGCCCTTGCGTGGATGCTCCTTGATGAGGCTAAGCAGTACAAGCTGACGGAGGTGATGTTCTTCTTCTACCGTTACAAGCAAGGTCTTCAGGGTGAATTCTACGGAGGGGTGAACAGCGGCAAGGTTCTAAATGACCTGAAGAAGTTCAAGGAAGTGCAGGGCGAGATTCTCCACCGGTGCTATGAGCGCGAGAGGATAGTCCGAGAAGAAGCTGAGCGTGCGAACAGGAAGAAGACGGCAATAACCAGGGAGGAGTACATGTACATCATCACATGGGAAGCCTATTATGGTGACGAGGATGCGCTTGATGCACTTGAGGCAGCCTATGCCGCAGAAGAAGCGAGAGAGGAATTGGGTATGACCAACCACTAAAACGAAAGATAATGGGTGAAAATATAATTGGGGGGGGTAATTATTCCCCAACGACGAGGAAAAGCAATTTCTTCCGTCATTTCAGCATCTTCGGATTGAACATCTATCTGACGACTGGAAGAATGAGACGTAGACAATCGAGGGATGTATTTGAGCCAGGCAGACTCTCGCAGAAGAAGTCGTGTGTCACGAAGAGGATTCTCTACGCTGAGGCTTTTGGCAGGTGCCAGTGCTGCGGAAGGGAGTTCGAGTACAAGAGATTGGAACTTCACCACGTCCTTGCTTGGTGGCGTTTCCCTGAGTACGATGGCGACATCAGAAACAGCAGGCTTCTCTGTCACGAGTGCCACAAGGCGATACACCTTAATCCGTTCGTCGAGTCGTCGCAGATACTCGAAGTCGCAGGCACGCTCGGAATCGAGAACGTGCGTGAATGTTACAAAATGCCAGCAAATGTTAAGGCGTAAAAATGGCGAAGTTTTAGTTTGCATATATCGTCATTTATGAAGAACTTTACCGATGTAAGGCTGGAAAAGCCGTAAATGTTCAACAACTAAAAATCATATCTTATGAGTGAAATCAAAAACATCAAGGTGAAGGAGATTTGCGAGTCTCCGATGAACCCTAGAAAGAAATTCGACAAATCCGACATTAAGGATCTGGCGAAGAACATCGGAAAGCAGGGGCTGCTGCAGCCCATCACTGTGCGACCTACTTCTACCGAGAATGGTCCGGCGAACATCCGCCTCAACAAGAAGGGAGAGGTCGAGGAGTTCAAGTACGAGGTTGTCTGCGGTGCAAGGCGCTTCCGAGCTGTCCAGTCGCTCGGATGGGATGAAGTCCCTGCAATCGTGCGAGAGATGACCGATGAGGAAGCGTTTGATGCGATGATCACGGAGAATCTCCAGAGAAAGGATGTTGACCCTGTGGAAGAAGCGCTTGCATTCTCTGAACTGATGAACAGAGGTCAGTCAGTGAAAGAACTTGCTGCAAGATTCGGCAAGAGTGAGCGGTACATCCAAGACCGCACCAAGCTCTGCGGACTCAATGACAAGTTGAAGAAGCAGCTCTCTCTTGGTAATATTCCTCTTGTTGGAGCCATATACCTGAGCAAGTGCAGTGATGAAATTCAGAATGATTTCTGCGATGAATTCATAGACGAAGATGACCAGCAATGTGACATCTCCTTCAGGGACATCCGTGACTATGTTGAAGAGTGCTTTGACAATCTGAAGTCCGCCGTGTTTCTCGACGAGGGTGGTGGCGAGGCTTGGAATGACGAGAGCGAGGTTCCGAAGTGCGCTGTATGCGACTGCAATACGTCCAACCATGGATGCCTGTTCTACGAAATGAAGGGTGAGGCTAAGTGCACCAAGCCTTCTTGCCTTATCGAGAAGAAGAAGGTGTACAGGAAGTGGATGCTGAAGCAGATAGAGGACAAGTTGTTAAAGAATGGCGATGAGTATGCTCCAGACAAGATAGTCCTCATTGCTGATGATGGCGACCAATGGTTGAGAGAGGAAACGCGCAAGCAGGTCAATGACGGAGTTGAATACGTCAAGGCGGCTTTCCCTGACGTTGTGTTCATGAGCAGAAACGACTTTGGTGGGATATGCTGGTACCAAGAGGATGATGAGCGACTGCAGAAGATGCTTGCCGAAGGAAAGGTTGTGCGGACACAGAAAGCATTCGACATCTACCGACTTGGCGAGGTCAGATTCTTTTACAAGAAGGGTGTTGACGAGTGCACATCCACTAAGACTGCAGAGGAGCTGATGGAGAACGAGAAGAATGCCGCCATCCAAAGGGACGGAGAGAAGCGCGGTGAAGCAATCAGGAATGCGGCAAAGGAGATGCCTATCGAGAATCTTCCTCAAGACGTGGCAGAAACTGTTCTCATGCTAAGCATTGGCGCTTCAATTGGATACCTCGAGCGCAACAAAATGGGAGTTCCTGTCGATGGTGACAAGCTCATTGAGTGGTTGAAGGATGATGCCAACAAGAAGAGTCTTGTAAATGCCTTCATCCGTGAGAAGATGGAGCAGTATGGAAGTGTGGGCACCACCATAGGTAAGATTTTGCTTCAAGTACTTGATGATGAGAAACTGTTTGGGATTGAGAAGGAATATGATGCAATTCTTGAGAAGAAACTGAAGAAGATCAACGATAAATACAAGAAGTGAGAACAAACAATCAAATACTAACAGGTGGGGGAGGCTGAAGCCTTCCTCGCCATCATTTGAAGCCTATGATAACACTTAACAAGTTGGCTGGTGAATGCCTCCAGAGGTTTCGGGAGCGATACTGCATCAAGACAGGTGGCGGTCAGCAGATATTCTCGTCTGTTCTTTGCGTCGTTTGGGCGCGAATGGACCAGAACCTGAAGGATGCCCGTGACGAAAACAGGAGCGAGTACCAGCGGAACAGCCTCATCACTGATGCCACTGAGCGTCTTGCCGACATGATAGTATGTTGTGTCGGCATGCTTAGGATGCTCGGGGTGAAGGATGTTGAGGCATTGATTATAAGGAGGCTCGGGAAGTGATGCACCGCTGATGGTGGTGATGATGATAAAGCGGCATTCAGCCGCAGTGATGTTGAACATAAAATCAGAGGTCATGAAGACAGAAAAGAAGATGATCCCCGTCAAGCTCATTGAGCAGAACAGGGGTCAGGTGAGCGGACTACCGAAGAATCCGCGTTTCATCCGTGACTATCGTTACGAGATGATGAAAAAGAGCATGGAGGAATGCCCCGAGATGCTTGAATTGAGGGAACTGATAGTTTTCCCTCATGATGAGAAGTATGTGGCAGTGTGCGGCAATCAGCGTCTGCGTGCAGGAAGGGAGCTCGGCATGAAGGAAATGCCGTGCAAGGTGCTCTCTGCAGACACTCCTGTTGAGAAGCTGTGCGAGTATGCGGCGAAGGACAACATCCAGTTCGGTGAGGATGACATGGACATCATCTCGAACGAGTGGGACTGCGGCATGCTCGAAGGATGGGGCTTTGAGTTTCCGAAGCAGAAAGAGAAAGAGCCATTCAGGGAAAGGTTTGAGGCAATCAAGGATGATGACGCTGTCTATCCGCTAATCCCCAAGTACGATGAACGGCATGAGCTTTTCATCATCCAGTCGGCCAGTGAGGTTGACAGCAACTGGCTTCGTGAGAGGCTCGGTATGCAGAAGATGAAGTCGTACAAGACTGGTAAGCTGACGAAGAGTAACGTGATTGACATAAAGGATGTGCGCCATGCCATTGAGGATAGTCATCCCAAGTCATAAGCGTTGGGACAGGGTGTTCGCGAAGAACTTAGTAGTGGACCCCATCATCTGTGTTGCAGAGAGCCAGAGGGAGGCATACGAGCGTTACAATCCTGACTGCGAGATAGTCACCCATCCTGATGACGTGATAGGGCTTATACCCAAACGCAACTGGATGGCGAAGCATTTCGGTGAACTGTTCATGCTTGATGACGATGTGCATGCCTGCAAGTACCTTGCGGCGGTTCCTGGAGAAAAGACTGTCATAAAGGACAGGACACATGTAACTCGCATCATCAATGAACTCCATGAGCTGGCAGTCCTGCTTGATGTGCACGTGTTCGGTTTCACCTCTCGCATCAGTCCGATGATGTATGAGGAGGATGCGTATCTGTCATTGTCGAAGATGATAACAGGATGCTCATACGGTGTGAGGTACAACAAGAACGTTTGGTGGAACGAGGAACTGCGTCTGAAGGAAGACTTCTGGATAAGCTGCTACATGAAGTACAAGGAGCGGAGAATACTGACAGACCTCCGCTATTCATTCTCTCAGAAGGATACGTTTGTGAATGCTGGCGGTCTGTCCGCCTTCCGAAATCAGGACGAGGAACGGCGGTGCATCATGCTTATCAGGAAGAACTTCGGGGAGAGCATCCGTCTGAAGGGGCAAACCAACAACGGCAAGGGAGTGACCAAGCAGATGATCGAGTACAACATAACCGTCAAGTTCCCATTCTAAATGTCAGCAAAAGTTAAGGCGTGAAAATGGTGAAGTTTCTGTTTCACCATCTTGTCTAAAATCACGAAATTTACAGATGAAAAGGAGAGATGAACAATGATTATCAGGACAAGAAACGGATATGACTTCTTCGAGGTGTCCTCTGCCATGCAGAAGGCAATAAGGAGAGGCGACACCGGAGTTGCCGGGTACTTCGCATTGGAATTGTGGGAGTCCGGCTACCGTGACTATGTGTGGAAACGACTGTTCACCATCAGTGCAGAGGACTGCTGGGGACTCATCACAAAAGAGGTCGAGGCTTTGTGGCAGGGGCATGAGTTGGTGAACAAGAAAGCGAATGAGCCGAAAGGCAGAATCTTTGTGAGCAAATGCGTGATCCTGTTGTGCGAGTGTGCGAAGTGCAGGGATGCCGACCACCTCCAGAACTTCATCTATGACCGGAGGGATGTTGATGTAGAGCGTTGGATAAACGACGTGAGGCGATATCCTATTCCCATACCTCCATACACGTTTGACGTTCATACGAGGAAGGGTAAGAAGATGGGGCGCACGAAGGAGGAATTCTTCAAGGAAGAGCTGGAGGCTCTTCGTCCACGCATGAGAGGTCTCTTTGACGGATTGGTCGAGGATGACGATGGAAAATGACTGAGGTCCTGGAAATGATATTTGGGCCTTTCGGACTTTGAGTCTGAAAGGTGGAGCGTAGGAAGCCGTTGACACGGTGGAGCGGGTGGAAGCCCTGCTGGGGGAACGTAGCTCAGTGGTAAGAGCTTGGAGAGAAAACGCTTTGGTGTAGGCCACTCCGTAAAAGTACATCATCGAGAGCGATGGTTCGACTCCATCCATTCCCGCAACAGTAAAATGACATAAAAACAAGAAGCAGTAATTCATTGTGAGCAGTTTTGCAAAAAGAATTTCAAAACCCAAGAAAGTACCTGTGAGAAAGGTAAGGCAGGCGATTCGCGAAAGATGCACAAGGGAATACACCTCGTTCAATATCTTTACAAGAGAAGGAGAGAACTTGGTCGTGCATTCAAGACGCCCGATGACGGTTGTGGAAGCCCAGTACATATACGGGGCACTCAGCATAAGTGGAATTGATTAAACAAAAACGAAGATCATGAAAGAGATTGTATTCATTGCATTGGCTGCATTCTCCATCATCCCATTCGTGGTGATGTATATTGTAGCATACTACAAGGCTAAAAAGTTTTGCGAGTATTATCATTATGACTTCAAGAAGTTATGGTTTGACGAGTTGACCAAGGGCGTTGACACCTCCAATCCATACGTGATGGAGCAGTATAGGATTAAGGAGAACTGACGGCACCAAGCACTATCCCAACGTGACATTGCTGAAGCACGATAAGCGATATCGGGTGTACAACAAGGATTTCACTTGCTTCACTGAGTATGGTGCAGAAGAACTGCACAGATGGTACAGCACAGAAGATCCAAATGTCAGCAAAAGTTAAGGTGCTAAAATGGCGAGGAATCTGTTTGCATTTCTCGCCATTTATGAAGAACTTTACAGTATAAATCAAACTAAAAGTTCAAGCACATGGGAATAAGAATTACAGGAAAGACAAAAATGCCACAAGGGATGAAGCTGGCAAGCAAGATTGCCTCATACCTTTTCGAACAGCAGTATGGAGAGCTGAGACATGTCAGCGCGTCTGACATTGAGGTGCTCCGGTCAACGGTGAAGATATTAACGCAATGTTGAACCAAATAGGAACAAAATGAATAAAATCGAATCAGCATCAAAGGTGATGATTGGCGACCTTATCGATGTCCGCACTGAAGCCAATCCTGACAAGCCTCACTATGAAAGGTTGACTCCTGCGCATCTGTTGAGAGATGAAATCTGGTACGGTATACCGCTCAGTGAGGAGTTCTTTAAGCGAAACTTCTCCAACCTCACTTTGGGAGTACGATGGGAAGCGGTTAGAGATGTCAGAGAAAACCTTGGGTTTGTTATCGAGGTTGACGCAATCCTTGCCCACTTTCGTGGAATTGTAGGCTATGTGCATCAAGTGCAGCATGTGCTTCGTATGTGTGGAATCGAGATGGAAATAACACTGCCGGAGGAATAGACATGGTGCACTGGGAAGCAGAAATCAAGGAGAGGGGCAGAGATGGCATCCTCACGCCATCTTACTCCATTCCTGATGCAGAGAAAGAGAACTATGACAGGAGTTTCTTCGTCAAGTTCTGGGGGCTTGACCAGCCTGACGTTGAGTGGTACAAGTTAAGATGCGAGGAGGAATGATTATGACAACAGAAGAAGAGAAAAGAGAAAAAGCTATTCAGAACATCGCAGAATGGTTGCGGAGAAATCCGTTCTCTGTGGTGTTCAAGGTTAAGAAAAAGCCTGCCGGCATCAAAATCATCTTTGAGGTGACGCAGGAAGAAATGGATGCAATGTTAGAGAAGGAGGAATAACTATGGATAAGATTGAAAAGATAAAAGTTGAGATTGAAAGAAGAATAGAAGAATGTTCTGTTCAAAATTTTATAGACTTGGAAATGGAATATAGAGAGCTTCTTTCATTCATTGACTCTCTTCCAGAAGAACTTAGTCACTCTGAAGTGACCAAGACGTGTCCAAGATATGACCAAGAAGCTGTAAGTGAAGATTTTGAAGAAGAGGTTGATGCGTTTTGGCATGATGGAATATCTCAAGAAAAAGATGAAGTTGAAGGTGTATTAAATAAAACCGAGTTCAAAGCATACGCTCGCCACTTTGCCCAATGGCAGAAGGAACAGGACAGAAAAGAATTTGAACTACTTAAAGAGTGGTTCCAAGATATAGCAGAAAAATGTGAGCACCTCACCTCTGGTAATGTTTCCCATAATGGGGCAGCAATACGTGGATTTGCAAAAAATTGTGTTGAATATATAGAAAGTGATGTGTTATGAGCGATAATGAAATAATTGCAATGGTGTACCACAAACGTCTTGACATTATCAAAGGTGTTGTGGCTCCTGCAATAATGACTGAGAATTACCTGCAAGCATATAAGGAGGGAATTTTAGACACCGTGAAGAAGATGAATAATGAAATTGAAACGGTAACGATTGAGAAACTGACAAGGGTTCGCTTCGTCTATTACGACGATGACGGCAATGAGTATCACGTCATTGAGCGTGACATGAACACTGTGCCCAGTGTAGGCGATGAGCTGTACCTTGACAGCGATGATGTAAATGTTGATCTCGACGGATGGTACGTTAAGAGCCGCGTGTGCGACCTCGGACGAAACTTATGGCGGCTGTCTATCAGTCACAGAAATGACGAGATAAATGACCATATATGGAGATTCAAGGAAGAATGATGTTAAAATGATGAAGAATATGAAAAAGATAATGTTCAATGACAAATACGGGCTTACCGATGCCGTATTGGCTGGCCGCAAGACAATGACGCGACGAATAGTTACGCCCAAGCAAGAAAAGTGGCTAAGATTTATTGATGGCGAACCTTCTGAATGGATAAGGCATGGAGCGAGGTTTCTCCATGGCGAAGATATTGCTGTTGCACAAAACTACAAAGATTGTATTGGCCAAGAATATCTTGATTATGTTGCAGAGGATGAAGTGTGCAAGTTGGTGATGAATGGGCATATTGGATGCACTAATAAGATGTTCGTCCGTGCCGACCTTATGCCTCATCGCATCCGTATCAAGAACATCAAGGTTGAGCGTTTGCAGGACATCAGCGACGTGGACTGCAGAAAGGAGGGCATCATACATGTAAACTGGCGACAGTATCTCAAGCAGGATGTCTATGACTTCACACCACAAAAGTATAAGGAGCATAGTTTGTGGACGCTGCCAATTTTTGAGGAGAGTTTTCTTGATTCTTGGGCAGAGAAAAAGCCTGGTGAGTATGCGGCAGAAAGCGCAAAGGTTGCCTTTGCCGTACTTATCGACAAGATAAGCGGAAAGGGTGCATGGAACCGCAATCCTTGGGTATTCGCTTACGAGTTTGAACTATTGCGGTAGGCAGTAATCAAGAATTAGAGAATTAAATTAACGAACTATGAAGGTAAATTTATTTGCAGACATTACAATGTCGAAAAGAACAGGCGACTGGACTTGTCTCTTGTTGCCTACAATCGCCATCAAGCGAGAGGATGTGTTCAATGATGAAGCGGTGCATTATGTCATTCTGCACTGGCTCATCTTTCAGGTGTATGTTAGAATTATTACTCACAAACTTTAACGAATTGAACGAATTATGACAAAATCAGAACAAGCTGCCGTGGTGAGACTGGTGCGCCACATGCAGGAGTTGCAAGAGCAAGTTGCCAAGCCAGAAATAAGCGATGCCACCGACGAGGAAGTGCTGAAGTTGTTTGAACTGTTGTGGGAATGGACACCTACACCACGCTACATGTTGCCATCGAAGCACGTCATTGAGAACTTGGTTGGACTGATGCGAGGCTGTGAGCCGAATGTGTATTGTTACATTAGCCGTTGCGACGTGGCCCGTATCATCCGCGAGGAATCCAAGAAGCTCGGCACTGGTCGCCCGCTGTCGGTGCATCTTTGCAAAGGTGCTGACCAGATGACAAATGCCGAACTTCATGACAACGGCAAGTGGAACTACAAGCCGACTGGGCTCGTTGACCTTTTGTGGAACATGCAACGCAATCCGCAACTCTTCAAAGAGTAAGCCCTTGCGGGCACTGCGCCCGAAATAGAGACATTATGAGCGCGATTGTGAAGGCGACAGATTGCAAGTGCATCATTTGCGGCAAGCAGGCCGTGGCGTTCTATCCTGCCATCGATCCAGACATCCCATCTTATCCATACTGCCCTGCATGTCTGGAAAAGGCGATGATTGAAATGGCAAAGGTGGTGTGGAAAGATGACGATGGCATGCAAGCGATTGCCGTGATGCAGGCGAGAGAAGCAAGAAAGAAGTATGAAAAAGGTTGACATCCTGGAGAAGCTGAAGCCGAAGGGTTGCACCCAGCAGGGGTTCGTGTACTACGACAACAGCCTCATCCAGCAGAACAAGAACACTGGCCACCGAATCCTGCACGACCACTGGAGAGCCGAGATCCAGATTGACAATGTCGTGTACAGGCACCGCTCGAAGAGCAAGGAGGACTGCGAGGAATGGCTGAAGGCTGTCCGCATGGGCAGAATCCTGCCGACCGACACGAAGGCTGACTGGAAGCGCATGGAGCAGTACAAGGACATGCTCGTGCGGTATGACGAAATCATCGTTTCCGCCGCCGAGGAGGCCATGCTGCTGTACGACTACCACCAGACTGGAGATTTGACGAAGATAAACGAGTACCTGGAAAACAGGCTGTTGCCGCATATGGTGTACTACTGCTGCCATTCCCTGCACATGGGGCATGAGCGCTCGCTGCTGTATGTGAAGCAGGCTGCAGGGCTGTTGCTCACACGCATCACTGCCGGTCATCCTGTGCCGAACTTCACCGCTGCGTGCAAGCGCATGCTGAGGACCAGGAGGGAGCACTCGGACTTCTGGTACTACGAGAAGGCTCCTGCGTCGTTGAAAGCGAACAGGCGTGTGCGCTTGAAGGTGAACAGTAAGCACGGCGCAGTTCCGACAAACCATCGCTTATGAAAGGGAAAGACAAACAGCGGTATGTGGTGTATGACCAGTTCCATTGGTGCGACAAAGACCATCTTGAATACGTCTTCGCTGGATGGGAGTATGCGTTGAAGAACTATGCGTTCCTAAAGGCAGCCCACCCGGACAAGGTCTTGGGTTTAGTGGAAGCTAAACAATACATGAAAATCAAAGAAAACAATAAACCTACAAAACTAATCGGGAAATGAAAAGAAAAGACTTGAGCCGCATCGCAGGATTCGCGATGTGGCTTTTCGCTGGAATATTCCTTTGGGAGTATGCGTTCGTGCTGATGGAACGCTGTTGTGAGAAAATGGCGAACAAGCAAGAAGGGTTCATCGACGTGAATGACGTCCACCGCTACGCGATGGCAATCACTGTCGGCACTTGCATCGGAATCACGCTTCTGATCGCTGTCATTACTGTTGTCATAACGGAGCTGTGGACATGGATGCTTTGCGTGTAATATGGCGGTACATCGTCATGCTTGTGCTGTCAGTGCTTCTTTTTGCTGCGGTCGTTGTACTCTCACCGGTTCTTGCAATAGTGTGCCTGTACGGAATCTGGAAGGACGGCGAGGAGGATGTTTCCAAATGTTAAGGTGGTAAAATGGCGGTAAAATGGTGAAGTTTTCGTTTGCATATCTTGCTAAAAATGAAGAACTTTACAGTACAAAATTAAACAAGAAACCCTCTAAAAACAACGGATATGAAAGCTGCATTTATCAATGAGATTGGCAAAAAGATGACAGAAGCAATGAAGGAAGCCATCTTCGAAGGTGAACACCAAGCATACATTGACCATGAGTCAGGTGATTTTTACATCACTGTTGAGGCTAATGAGCATGATGAAGTGCACATTGAGATTCTCAACAAGGAGACAGACAAGAGCAGCTACCCGAATGTTGCCGAAGCCATCAGGGCATCCATCCCAAGCTGGAGCGACAAAGTCGAAGAGATAAACTAAAGTTCAACCATAAATTCATCATCATGGAAAAGAGATTCATCAGCGTTGAGTCTGCGGAAAGGCTCAAAGAGAGCGGGCTGGAATTCAGCTCAGACAATTCGCAAGTGTTGAGACAAGATGCACTCGACCAGCTTGACCGTGCTGGAGTTCATGTATGCGTGGACTACCACATCTCTGCCGAGAAGTATTATGTGAGAGTCTGCGGTCATGCCCATGCCAATTACACGGTCGGGTACTTCGCTAACCGCGATGAAGGTGAGATTGCTGCAATCAGCCTTATCGTTGAGAAGGAGCTGGTGTGATGGACATCGTGAAAGACTCCTTGACCAAGCCACTCCTGAAGTCAATCGAATCATTCGCTTCCAAGCGTGGGCTGTACTACAACGATGTGCTGTCAAGCCTCCTTGACTACATATTGTCGATGTTCAACATTGGGCACAAGCCTGTCGCGGGCTGGAAGTACGGCGAGGAGGAGAACCGCTTGTTCTACGAAATGATGCTGCAGTACTTTAATCTGATGTCAGACGCGCTTGAGCACCGTTCTTGGTACGACATGTTCGGTGACTTTTTCATGGCGTGGGCTGCCGACAAGAGGTACAGGGGGCAATGCTTCACCCCGATGGACTTATGCGACCTCATGGCTGAGACAACGATTGGGAATAAAGGCGAAATTGAGCCTTCGGTTCGTTGCGGTGGCTTCGGGAAGAGGGTGGTGGTGAGTGACTGTGCATGCGGAAGTTCACGAACCCTGCTTGCAGGTCATGCCCTGTTCCTCGCAAACGGATGGCGAAAGCCATACCTCATCGGTGAGGATCTTGATGCGATGTGCTGCAAGATGAGCGCGGTGAACATGCTGGTGCACGGATGCTACGGTGAGGTTGTATGCCACAACACACTTACGAGTCCATGCTCCATCATGTTCGGCTACGTCGTCAACGAGGGCATGTATCCGTTCAGCCCGGGGCTCCCGACTGTCCGCCTCATCTCCGAGTCAGAGCAGTCTGTGGCATGCATGGCATGGCTGAGGCGCATGAGGGCGGAGCCTCAACAGAAGGAGAGGAAGCCTGTGCAACTTGAATTATTCTAAAGCGGAGGGGCGAGGTTGGTGTGTCTGTGTCCTAACAGCTGGTTTGCCTCTAACCTCCGATACACAGAACTGAAGGGTGGCGGTCTGGTGTCACGAGTCGTAACGTGTGGTTAAGCTGCTGCCCTTTCAGTTCTTTTAATCTAAAACAAAAGATGGCTGATTATGGAAATTAGACTGAAGATAAACGACGTCACAGGCATGACGGAGGACGGAAGGCATATCTTCCAAGTCAACAACGAAGAGCTCGTTCGTTGCCTGATGGACAGGAAGGACTGGCTGTGCGAGCGAGTTGTCAAGCAGCTGCTGCTGAAGGGTGAGAAGAGGCTTGTCGCCGACATCCTTGCCGACACTGACCTCGCCAACACTATCTACATGAGAGAAAAGAAAAGGCGTGACAAGATATTCATGAAGCACATGTCCAGGAGCGAGAGTTTCTTCCAGAATGTGCTCAACGACTACAATGGAGGAAGTGAAGCATGAGCTTCTTGTCACCACGGCTGTGTGGAGAAGGAAGAAGGAGCAGGCAGAGAGAAATAGTGTGGTTGAGCCTCAACCGAAGAAGCAGGAGGCGGTGCAGTTGAGTTTGTTTTAATTGTTGAACAAAAACGAGAATCATGGAATACAGAAATTATCGTGATCTGACCAGCGAGGAACTGGAGGAACTCGAACAGCTGTACCCGACTACGCTGAACCGCGAACTTTGCCGACGGTACAGCATCAGTCTTGAAGGCCTTGTTGATGGCATAGCGACACCCAACGGGTGGAAGAAACAGAAGGCGAAGGCGTATTGGAGTTGCAAGAAGATAGAACTGACGGAGAAGCAGATCAAGTGGTTCATCAACCACTACAAGCATACCAAGAACGCTGACATCATGGCGAAGCTGCATATCGGAGAGTCCACACTCCACCGCTACGCACGCAAGTACGGGTTGAAGAAGTCTGCGCAGTTCATGAACAAAAGCGTTAAGCAGAACATGCAGATGGCGCACGATGTTTGCGTCAGGCATGGCATCTATGAGGAAACCGCCGAGCGGATGAGGAAGGAAATGCGGCAGATGTTAGAGCGTGGAGAGCGCATCCCTGGCTCTTTCGCGAAGGGAGTTTCCAACAAAATGCGTTTAACCCCAAAGCGATATAAGGAGTGGAGAAGGAAGAATGCTGAATCCATCCGTGAAGTCCGGAGAAAGGAGAAGATGCGCATCAACTGGGGATTACCCCAGCGCACAAAACTGAAGTTCGGACACAACAAGAGGAAAGCGAGCCACCGCTACTTGTTCAAGAAATTCAACTACATCGTTGACCGCGGCAGCGATATCATCTACTATGACGAATTGACCGAGCGGAGACCGCTCATGGAGAAGAGGGCGCACCTGTACGGGCTGACCATCATGAAAGCGGAAATGGAGGATGCTGTATGAGAACATTGAATGGAAAGAAATTCTATGAAGAGCCGACCAGTTGCGGCACTTGCCCGTTCTTCTACAACGGTACGACCTACACGCCAATCAGCGACAGAGGTTCAACCACTGGGCACTGCCAGCAGTTCGACGAGTACCACAAGTCGTGGCGTTCCGTCCCGAGGCGGTGCGCCAAGCTGTTCAAGAAATTGTTTGAGTACCCAGACGGGTGCGAATTGGTTATCGTAGCAAAAGAATGAGATTATGAACGAGAAAGAACAAAACAAGAGTTTCTACGACCTTGTCGTGAAGATGAGAAGATTCCAGAAGTCCTACTTCGCGACACTGGACAGGAATTTCCTGGAAAAAGAGTTGAAGCCACTTGAGGCTGAGTGCGACAGGAGGCTCGAGAACGAGCGCGTGACGCTCCCTCCTGCCGTCAATTTCAGAAAGGCGGTCTTTAACATGAGGGTTTGGCAGCGCACATATTTCCAAACCTTCACGGAAGACTCGATAAAGCAAGCCAGGCGCTGGGAGAAGACTGTCGACAAATGGATACTGCGGACTGAAGAGCTCATCAAGGAGAAGGAGCAGCCGACGCTCAAATTTGAGGGATGATGAAGCGGCGCATCGGGGACAATACGCTGAAGGATTCCGCGTTTTGCCTGTCCCTGGTGCGCAACGCTTCACGGCTGCATGGTACAACTTGGAGATTTTCTCATTATCTTTGCACCAAAAAAACATAAGCTATGGGGAAGAAAAGCAAGACACAGCTGACCATGAAGCAGGAGAAGTTCTGCCAAGAGTACGTGAACACAGGGTTTGCCTCTGCCGCATACAGGCTTGCGTATAGCACGGAGAACATGAAGCCTGAAAGCATCTGGTGTGAGGCATGCAAACTGCTGGCAAGCCCAAATGTTTCCCAAAGGGTTGAGCAACTGAAGAGGGAGAACGCCGAACGTGCTGCGGTTGACAGGGCAAGAGTCGAAAGTGTGCTCATGAGCATTGTCGATTCCGACATCGCAGACTTCTTCAAGTATGACGAGAAGAGGGGCAAGTTCGTCATGAAGGGCATCCACGAACTGCCAAAGCATGCGAGGCTGGCTGTAAAAAAAATCAAGACCAAGCACGGGGAGAGTGAGTATGAGCTCAATGGCAAGGTGGATGCGGCGAGACTTCTTGCATCCATGAACGGTTGGGAGCAGCCCCGAGAACTCAATGTAAAGAACACCGGCGATGTTAAAGCCGAAATAAGGATAGGATTCGAAGAGGATGGTGATTAACCCACGAAAGCTGAACCCTAACGGATTCTGGTTGTTGCGGTGCATACAGGACAGCAGGCTCCGTTACATCGTCATGTACGGAGGTTCGTCTTCAGGCAAGAGTTTCTCCGTGGCGCAGTGCGTTCTCATCATGACACTCTATGACGTGGAAAACTCGCTTGTGATGCGTAAGGTCGGTGCAGCCATCAGCAAGACCATCTATGAGGACTTCAAGGCGGCAGCTCGCGGTCTTGGTCTCAGCTCTCAATTCAAGTTCGTGCAGAACTGCATTCGCTGCTCAAACGGTGCAAGGATAGACTTTTCCGGTCTTGATGATCCAGAAAAGGTGAAGGGTATCTCCAACTACAAGCGAGTGCTTCTTGAAGAGCTGTCCGAGTTTGAGCTCCAGGACTGGAAGCAGATTAGGAAACGTCTTCGAGGCAAAGAGGGACAGCAGATAATATCCACATTCAACCCCATTATCGAGCAGCACTGGATTAAGCGTGGCTTCATCGATCTTGAGAAATGGCACGATGTTGAGGAGCCTCTCATGATAGGCGGTGATGTGGTGCCCATGCACCTGTGCAAGGTGAAGAGTGTGAAGATGAATGAGCCAAGCATCGTGATGAACGCAAGGACAGGCGAGATGGAGGAGAAACCCTCAAATGCAATCCTTATCCAAAGCACTTATCTCAACAACTTTTGGGTGGTTGGCTCTCCTGACGGGAAATACGGTTACTATGACGAGCAGTGTGTTGCAGACTTTGAGTACGACCGCCTTCATGACCCCGACTATTACAACGTCTATGCTCTTGGGGAGTGGGGCGTTATTCGTACAGGAAGCGAGTTCTTCGGTTCTTTCAATGTCGGCAAGCATGTGCGGAAGGTGGAATATGTCGATGGGCTTCCCGTACATCTGAGTGTCGACAACAATGTGCTTCCTTACATATCCGTCAGCCTGTGGCAGGTGGTGACTGGCGAAGGAGTGCATATCCGTCAGTTCGCTGAAATATGTGCAGGAAATCCCAACAACACCGTCAAGAAGGCGGCATGTATTGTGGCTGCCTATCTGTCTAAAATCGGATACCATGACACTGTGCGTGTACATGGCGACGCCAGCACGAAGGCTTCCAACACATTCGATGATGAGAAGCGCAGCTGGATGGATCTGTTCATTGCCACCTTGCAGGAGAACGGATGCAAGGTTGTTGACATGGTCGGCAGCAAGAATCCGAGTGTCGCCATGAGCGGCGAGTTCATCAATCAGATATTCGATGGAGGCGTGGAAGGTGTAGAAATCTCCATTGATGAAGGATGCAAGGAGAGTGTTGTTGACTACCAGAGTGTGCAGAAGGACGTGAACGGTTCCATGCTGAAGACAAAAGTGAAGAACAAGACCACCATGCAGACGTATGAGGAGCATGGTCACCTCAGCGACACGCTTCGCTACATGGTGACAGATGTCTGCAGGGACGAGTTCGTTCGGTTCTCCCTCCAGCGCAAGAGGAACATCTACGCCAAGGATGGTGCAGTCAAGTTCTACAATGCCGATGGTGAGTATGAGTATGGACAGAAGGTGCTGTATGTGATGCCGAACGTGAACGGCAGATTCGTCATGTGCCAGGCGAACGCGCTTGGCGACCTCTGGCATGTCGTGTCCGTCGCCTTCCGTGAGACCATCTCGACGGAGGAGATGGCGAGCCTCATCATTGACAGCGGTGCCGATGTCTGCGTCATCGAGTGCGCTGAGGCTTATTTCCCCTTCGTCCGTGACCTGAGGACACGCACCACCATGCCTGTGAAGGTGATGAAGGAGTTCACGGATGTTGACGGGCGCATTGCAGCCACCAGTGACTACGTGGGGAAGCGGATGCGTTTCATGAGCATGCAGGACGGCGAGTACGGCTTGTTCATGGACAGCCTGTACGACTACAACAAGGATGGAGAGGAGAAGTGCGCCAGCGCTGTGATGAGCGGATTGGCTCAGTATGTCGCCAAGAGGTCATGAACGTCTTGCTGGCGTCAGCAGGACGATGATATCATTTTCGTGGGGTCACGAAAATTGTGCCTTATATTTTAAGGGGACGAAAATTCCCTTATTTGGATAATCTCTCATAAGTAAGTGAAAAACATGTTGTTATGGCGAATTTTCAAGAAGAGGCGTTCTTCAGGATTCGCTGTTCTGGTATCACGAATGTGTTCTTTGCGTAATTTTGCGACAAAGATTATCACGTGATGAATTGGTTCCAACAGCTTTTTACAAGGAAATCGGCTGAGAATGTTGTTGCGGTGGATGACACCAAGCCGCAGCAGCAGGGTTCTGTGGACAGGGGCTCCGTGCTCCTTGCTACATTGAACGAGAGCCGTCTTGGATGCACCATGTCGTACATGGACATGTACCGCTGCATCCCTGAGGTCTTCTTCCCGATTGAGTACATAGCCAGCCGAATTGCCGGCGGAAGATTCCTCCTGAAGAGGGAGAAGGATGACAGCGTGGTTTGGTACAACAGGACCGTGAACGAGTTCATGAGCAAGCCGAACTGCGCTTTTTCGTGGAAGGAGTTTGTCCACGACCATTTCGTGTGGAAACTCGCCACCGGCACCTCCTTCATCCGTGCGGTAACATCCATCGACGTGGACTACCGAAGCGTGCTGGCGTACTGGGTGCTCCCTGCTGACCGAGTGCAGGTGCAGCTACCAAGAAGGCTTCTCCCACTGTATGACGTGTCGGAAATCGGAGACCTCATCGAGAGCGTGGATGTCATGGGCGCGTTCGGTGTCCAGATGCACATAGACCCCAAGCAGGTGCTCATAGACCGTGACGGAATCGCCACGCTCTTGCAGGAAATCGGGTACATGAAGGCTCACAGCAGGCTGGAGTCGCTGAACAAGAACATCGCCAACCTCTTGGCTGTTTATGATGCACGTAATGTCATCTTCGTGAAGCGTGGTGGCATCGGCTACATCGTGAGCCGTAAGATGGATGAGACGGGCACTGACGCCCTGACGGAGAAGGAGAAGAAGCAGCTCGTCGAGCAGAACGCTGAGCGGTACGGCATCGGTGCAGGTCAGTTGCCCTACGGCATCAGTGACGTGCCCATCGACTTTGTCCGCACCAACCTCTCCATCACTGAGTTGCAGCCGTTCGACGAGACGCTGGCAGACGCCATCAACATTGCAGGAGCATACGGCATCCCTGCCGTGCTCGTCCCCAGAAAGGACCAGAGCACCTTCAGCAATCAGGCGACAGCGGAAAAGACGGTGTACGCCTCTGTGGTGATTCCGATGGCGAAGGACTTCTGCAGGTCGTTCGGCAACTTCATCGGGCTCGACAAGAGCGGGCTGTACCTCGACGTGGACTTCTCTGATGTGGACTGCATGCAGGACGGCTTGAAGACGGAAGAGGAGGTGAAGAAGATGGTGAACGAGCGTTGCCGTCAGCAGTTCCTTGACGGGCTCATCACGCTGAACGACTGGCGCGGTCAGATTGGCGAGGCGAACATTGAAGAGAAAGTGAATCCTCTGTTCTCGAAGTTGAGATTCGACATGACAGACGAGGATCTTGAGATAGTTAACAAAATTATTCTTAACCAACAAAACCCTAACAACAATGGCAATAGAGCAGATGAAAAGCCTGGTGTACAAAACCAAGGCGAATGATGTGGATGAGAAGGGCATTGTTACCGTGGCCGTGAACGGAATCGGCGTGAAGGACTCCCAAGGTGACATCTCCATGCCTGGCTCATTCGACAAGACATTGACAGAGCACTTCGACAAGATGCGCTGGTTCCTCAACCACAAGACTGACCAGCTTCTGGGCGTTCCTCTGAGCGGCAAGGAAGAGAATGGCAATCTTGTCATGGTCGGCCAGATTAACCTCTTGAAGGAGATTGGGCGTGATGTGCTTGCAGACTACAAACTGTATGCAGAGAACGGCCGCACGCTGGAGCACAGCATCGGTGTGAGTGCCGTGAAGCGTGACAAGGCTGACAAGAGCAAGGTTCTCGAGTGGAAGATGTGGGAGTATTCCACGCTGACGGCTTGGGGCGCGAACCCTCAGACGTTCCTTGTGAACATCAAGAGTGCGACCCGTGAGCAGGTGGAGGAGGCTGCACGCTTCCTCAGCAAGGCAGCGGAGGGCAAGTATGGACATTCGGACGAAAGATTAAATTCATTCGATATGGAACTGAAGAAACTTTTGAAGGCGCTTGACGGTGCGAACATCGTGAAGTGCCCTTACTGCGGTAAGGAATTTGACTATGACGAGCAGGCAGAGCGTTCGTTCAGCACTCAGGTGCTGGAGAATGCAGCCAGGTACGCACGCTGGATTGCCGAGGACAGGGTGTCAGAGGAAATGCACAAGCTGACGCCTGAGATTCAGGCAGAGGTGATGGCAGTCCTTCAGGCTGTGAACATCATGAAGGCTGGCGGTGTGCATCCTACAGAGCAGAAAGCGCTCGTCGAGTTGTACACAGAGAAGAACATCCAGGATGCGATGACGTATGTGCGTTGTCCGCATTGCTGGAAAGAGGTATACAAGACAATGACCGTCATAGGCAAGACGGGTGAAGACCTCACGCCCAAGAATGAGCCGTCTGGAGACACTCATGAGAAAGGCAATGGTGAGGGCGATCCTGAGCAGACGAAAGCCGCCGAGGGCACTTTCGACCTCTTGAGTCTGTGCGATTGTTTTGCCAAGTGAAAAAAGATTTATTAACCCCTAAAACTTTTCTTTGACATGAAACTCAAGAAAATGACAGTAGACGAAATCCTCGCTCAGCTCAAGGCTGACACCACCGAGGAGAACAAGGCTCAGCTGAAAAGCCTCTACGAGCCTATCATCAATGCCATGAACGGTGTCCTTGACGACATCGTGAAGGGTATGGCAGAGAAAGAGGACATCGCCAAGATTGACGAGCTCAAGGCTGCCATCGCCGAGATCAACGGCGAGAAGGGTCTCAAGAACGACATCACCCAGTTGTTCGACCAGGTGAAGAACGTGAACGCTGTGATTGCCGAGCTGAAGAAGCAGGGCATGAAGCAGGAGACCATCAGCAAGTTCGATGAGCAGTTGAACGCCATGTTCGACTCTGAGCGCTTCGCTGACTTCGTTTCTGGCCGCAAGACCAAGTCCGGCGAGTTCGACATCTCTGCCCTGAAGAGCGCGGAGTACCCCGTGAACCTGACGAGCAACTACACTGGCTCGATTCTCATCAGCCAGCAGCAGAAGCGCGTCGTTGACCCATTCGCTTCCGGCAAGACTCACCTGCGTGACGTGCTTGCAGTGGAGCAGGGCGACCCACAGTATCCTAACCTCACCTACAACCAGATTTCTGCGCTGAACCGCAACGCACGCTTCGTGACTGAGAACGGTCTGTTGCCAGAGTCTTCTTTCAGCGTGAAGGAGGTTACTACGGGCACCAAGCGTCTTGGTACCACCATCTTCATCTCGAAGCGCATGCTCAAGAGCCGTGTATGGGTTCGCTCTTACCTGCTCAACAAGCTTCCCGTTGTCATCGCCATGGCAGAGGACTGGAACATCCTCTTCGGTGACGGTCAGGGCGAGAACCTCGAGGGTATCGTGAACAACGAGAACGTGAAGAGCGTGGAGAGCATCATCTCCAACGCTGTTGTCACTGGTACTGCCGGATCTGTTGCTTCTGTGGCAACTTACAACAGCGGTGCTGACACCATCATCACGTTCGCTGCCGCTCAGCCTAACATCCGTTCAGGCCAGAGCATCGTCTTCACTGGCGCTGCCGAGCACTCTCCATTGCTCACCGCCAAGACGCTCATCAAGATGAACGACACGCAGATCCTTCTTCCTGGTGTCGCTTACCAGAGCGAGACAGCAGCCAACCTCGCGTTCACGGTCAACAACCAGTTCTATCAGAACATCGAGGACCCGAACTCCGAGGATGTAATCCGCACAGCCTTCGCTGTGATGAACTATGGCGAGTACAATCCTACATGCATCGTGCTGAACCCATCGGATGTGAACACCATCCAGGGCGAGAAGGACACGACTGGCCGCAGCCTCAACCTCGTGACTGTCGTGAACGGTCGCAAGTACATCGCTGGCTACCTCATCGTTGAGTCCACTCAGATTCCTGTGGGCAAGTACTTCCTCGGTGACACCGTCAGCGGTGCCTCTCTCGTGGATTACACAAACCTTTCTGTGGAATGGGCGGAGGATGTTGAGACCAAGCGTCGCAACTGCGTTGCCATCATCGCACAGGAAGAGGTCATCCTCGCCGTGTACAACCCATTCGCGTTCGCGTATGGCGACCTCGCTTCTTTGAAGACCGCCATCACGAAGCCTGCTGAACAGGAGGAGCCCGAGACTCACACCACAACAACCGTTGTGTACGAGCAGGTTGACGCCACTGGTCAGAACCCTGCAAGCAAGGGTTACTATAAGAAGGTGAACGGAGAGTTTGTCGCTGCTACGGAGACGGAGCCAGCAGACAACACGATCTACTACACCCGCACTGAAACTGTAACCGAGGTAACGACTGAATAGCCATGAAGAAGACTCTCAGCATAACAGGCAACGGCATTGCTCTCGAGCGTTTCGCTCGTGAGCAGCGCCTGCGCTTCAAGAAGGAGGGCTTCAGCGTGACTATCGGTGTTCCTTCCGTTCCTGTCCATGACACGAAATCGGCTCCTGCTGAAGACGTGAAGGACGCACCAGCGGAAGAAGAGAAGCCCGAACCCGTTGCGGACGTGAATAACGCACCAGCTGAGGACTCCAAGGAAGCGCCTGCGGAGGATGTCAAAGATGCTCCGTCAGATGACACTAAGGAGGCTCCTGCTGAAGACGTGAAGGACGCACCAGCGGAAGACAAGAAAACTACGAAAAAGTCCAACAAGAAGTGAGCATGGTACGACTGATTGATTGCACGTATTTCACGAAGGGCGAAAGGCTCATCCAGAATGCCCCGATATCCCCTGACCGCAGTGTTGACCAGAACGAGATTGCTGTCCGCGACAGCATCGACGGATGGATTGACAGCGTGCAGGAGACATTCATCTGCTCCATGATTGGTGCACCCATGACCAAAATCCTCCTCGCCTACCTTGAATCCAAGGAGCAGGCGGCTCAAAACCAGGAGGGTGGGGAATCCAGTAGCGCATCAGAGGCAGAGGAGTTCGAGACAGACGAGGAACTTGAGTTCCTTGCCGACGGCTTGAAGGAGAGCCTTGCCGACTATGTCTTCTACCAGATGCTCAGAGGCACACAGCTGCACATGGTGAACACCGGCGCTGTCGTGCTCAAGAGCGCCAACGAGACAGGCGAGAACACTGCCCGCAGGCAGGCTCACGTGTACAATGCGATGGTGGAGCGCAACAAGGCATTCCTCGAGGAAGCCAAGGCGCATCTCTCCCACTACACAATCAGTTATGTCACATCCATGGTGACTCCAGTCAATGCGATGAATCTATGAAGGGCATAGTGGAAATACTGGGTGAGGTTGTCGCCGGTCTGAAAGAGGGCTTGACGATCAGCGTGTGCGACGGAAGGGGCAACTGCCGTGAAGTGTCGAAGCCTGACGTGAACTACATGTTCGGAAACGACATGTACATCAAGGAGCAGCTCGACATCATCAGCAAGTCGCCCAAGACGCCCGACCAGAAACCCAAATTCCCCCTCGTCGCCCTGTTCACCCCTGTCCTCGAGAAACGTGACTCTGCAGACTATCAGATGAAGGCGAACGTCAACATCCTGATAGCCTGCTCCTCACGGCAGGAGTGGAGCAACGAGCAGCGCCTGACGACCTCTTTCGTGAACATCCTTCGCCCGGTGTACGAGCGTCTGATGGACGGAATCAAGAGAGACGGTCGCTTCGTCATCGCCTATGACGGGGTCATCCCTCACACTTACAGCGAGAACTACTCGTATGGCAGATATGGAGCCTACACACAGAGCGGACAGCAAGTGAGCGAGCCCATCGACGCCATCAACGTAGGGAATCTGGAAATCAAAATAAAAAACATCAAATGCGATAGAAGACAATGAAACCAACAAGAAATTGCTACCAGGCAGATTTCGCCACGGGTGTGAGCGGCTGCCCAATCGAGTTCGGTAAGATGAAGGGTGCCATCATCGTTCCTCACGGCGAGAAGCTCCCTGCAGGTTTCGATGCAGACGCACTGCGTGAGGCATGCCATGATGACGTGCCTAACCGCATCTATGCCGTTAAGACTTTTGTTGAGTACGCAAAGGATGGTGGCGAGCCTCAGGTGAGCGCCGTCGGCTACGGTTCCAACAAGGTCACAGGTGTCAGCCAGCAGACAGACACCTTCACTCTTGACGAGTGCGACTATGGTCTGCATGCCGAGCTCCTCAAGGCGAAGAATGTCCGCAAGGACGTGTATTTCTTTGACGAGAATGGAGTCATCTACGGACTGAATGACGGTACAGATACACTTGCAGGCATCCCAATGGCTTGCGTGTACTCCACAATCGTGCCTTACCCCACATCTTCAGCCAAGGAGAGCCTTACCATCTCCTTCTGCCACGAGGATGCAGAGAAGTCGCAGAAGAGCTACGACTACATCGCAACAGGCATCGATGTGCTTGAGGCTGTCATCGGTCTCACGCCTGTCGAGTTCGTGAAGGGTTCCGACGACGGCTACCACATCGTCGAGAAGGTCGGCGGATATGACCGCACTGCCGAGTTCGGCCCAACCATCGCCGCCCATGCCGCAGACGTGCTTGACGGTGCTACGGCAGCCACCTACACGAATGGCAAGCTGACAGTGACGGCAGCCACTGGCGCGACACCTGCACTGAAGGCACCTTCCGCTCTGTTCGCTCAGGGCATTGAAGGCATCATTCAGGTATGAAGATAGAGGGCGTTACATTCATCGATTCGGCGGTGGCCGGTATGGACGAGGAGACGTTCGTTGAAGCGTTCGTTGACAAGTTCTGGCTCGACAGGAGCGAGGCTGACCGCAGGAAGATGCTTGAAGACGCATATGTTTTAGTCAGACGAGGGCTGGGGCAGTAGCCCTGACCCTCGTTTTTACAAACCTAAGATTATGGAACTACTAAAAAGGGGTAGCCGTGGACTGGCTGTAAAGATTGTCCAAAAGAAACTGAACCTTATCGAGGACGGCATTTTCGGAGTATTGACCGAGGAGGCTGTCAGGAACTTTCAGCGCGAGCACGGGCTTGTCGGCGACGGCATTGTCGGTCAGAAGACGTGGAATGCGCTGGCTGCCGAGAAAGAATGTGAGTCGTCTGAAGAACCTGGTACCATCATCAGGAAATCGACGAGACGCATTGACCGTATATTCATACACTGCACCGCCTCTCCTGAAGGCAAGCCCATGACCGTCTCTGACATCAGGCGCGTGCATAAAGCTAATGGATGGGCAGACATAGGATACCACTATGTGGTGTACTTGGACGGCAGTGTGCACTGCGGTCGCGACGTTGACAAAGTCGGTGCCCATGTCAGCGGTTACAATTCCAACAGCATCGGTGTTGTGTATGTCGGAGGTCTTGAGAACAAGGCAGGTGTTCCTACCAGATGCCAAAAGCCCAAGGATACAAGAACTTTTGCCCAGAAGGAAGGTCTTCGTGACCTTGTAGAGCAGTTGAAGAAGCTGTACCCTCATGCGCAGGTGCTCGGTCACCGAGACATCAGCCCCGACAAGAATGGCAACGGGACAGTCGAACCATTCGAATGGATAAAGTCTTGCCCGTGCTTTGACGCGAAGGAAGAATACAAGTGAAACTATGGATTGGGACAGAATGATTGGAGCCATTGACTTGGCTGTTGATAATTTCGAGGACTGCGTTCTGTCATGCCTCGAGACGAATCATGAGGTCGTGGAGGACATTGTCCACGAGCAGCTGTACAGCGGTCTTGACGGAAACGGTCAGTATCTGTCCCCGACCTATGACGAAGATCCGTACTTCAATGAGGAGAACAGATGGAAGGGCAAGAGCCGTCAGTACAAGGAGTGGAAGCAGCGCATCACGCCTCCCATGCAGGGTGAGATGCTGTTCCTGCCTCCGAGACCTGTCGAGGTCCCAAACCTGTTCATCATCGGCACGTTCTATGACAGCATCAGGACAGAGAGAACCTCAGACAGCCTCCGTGTATACACGGGCGGTTTCCGCGATGGCCCTGTCATTGAGAGGAAGTACGGCGAAGCGATATTCTCTATCGGCATGAACGGCAAGGAATATTTCAACGAGCATTTCCTCCGTGACTGGATAGAGGCATTCTGGAGGTCTTGCGGTCTATGAGTTGCGCGTGTGAGAGAAAAAAGGTCATGAGTGACCTTGAGAGAGTTAGCGGTCTTGCTCGAAAGGCTGCAATGCTTGAAGGGAAGGTCATGGCTGTGTTCCGTAGGAGTGATGGTACTTACGGTTTTGGTTCGGTCGGTGAGTGCAGTGTGGTTGATGTTGTCGAGTACCGGCATTATTTGTGAATTTTGATAACTGATACAATATGGCAGACGTAAGAATAACTGACCTTGTCGATCCGAAAGCGATAGAAGACCTTCGGACGACTCAGGAGGAAATCAAGAAAGTGCGTGACATCTATATGGAGGTCATCAGCTTGACAGCACAGGCAATCAAGGTCAAGGTCGAAACCGTCGGTGACATTGACAAGCTCAACACCACTGTCACAGGCGGAATCAAGAAGGCTGAGGAAGCCACAGTGCAGCTGAACGAAGTGATGACCAAGAGAAAGGAAATCATCGGCCAGACCACGGCTGAGATTTCTCAGGAGCTGTCCGAGATTACGAAGGAGAACAAGGCGAAGCGTGAGGCGCTTGAAGCCGACAAGTCATCATTGGCTTATGCCCAGCGCATCATCGGTTCAAGGGAGAAGAACATTCGCGCCATCACCATGCAGCAGACCGCCATCAAGGCGCTCAAGGAGCAGCAGAAGGAACTTGACGGTGAGTACAAGAAGGGTGTCATCACCTATGACCAGTATATAGCAAGGAAGTCTCGCCTCCAATCGGAGATATCTCACGAGGAGGCTCTGATGAAGCCTCTGAAGCAGGCATTGCGCTCGCAGAACGACGAGCTGGCCGCGACCGAGGGGAGCATGAAGAAAGTTTCCTATCAGCTGGAGCAGATGAAGCTTGCCTACCGCCAGTTGACCGATGAGGAGAAGCGTGGTGCAGAGGGCAAGCATCTTGCCGACTCGATTCGTGACCTTGACAATGCCCTGAAGCATGCAGACGAGGAGATTGGCGATTTCCATCGTAATGTCGGCAACTACGCAGTTGCTGCAGGTGGTTATGTCGACGTGATGCTGAAGGCTGTGGGAGTGAACGGGAAGTTCGGTCGTTCGCTTGCATCACTGTCGCAGGCTGGTGGAGGTGACCTTCTGACAGGGATGAACACCAAGTTGAAGGCATTGAGCATGACGTTGAAGGGCATGCTTGCCAATCCTTACGTGCTTGCTCTGCTTGGCATCGGTGGGGCAATTGCTGCATTCAAGTGGTGGTACGACTACAACAAGGGGCTGATGGAAGCCACAAGGCTGACGAGGGAGTTCCTTGGACTGACAGGTGACGAGCTTGTCGAAGTCCGCAGCGAGATACAGGCTGTTGCAGACGAATGGGGCAAGGATTACAAGGATGTGCTCAGCACCATTGACATTCTGACGGCGCAGTATGGAATAGACGCTCAGGAAGCGCTTCGGATAGTCCGTGACGGATTCCAAGCGGGCGCAGACCAGTCGGGCAACATGCTAAGCAACATGAAGAACTATGCCCCCATATTCCGTGACATGGGGCTTGACGGGCAGAAACTTGCAGCAGTTCTTGCACAGACTCGTAGCGGCATCTTCAACGAGCAGGGCTTGCAGATGATGCAGATGGCAACCAAGCGGTTGAGGGAGATGACCACAAGCACGCAGAAGTCGTTGGAAGCTATCGGCATCAGCACCGATGAGTGGAATGAGAAACTGACCAGCGGAGAGGCTAACTTCTTCGACTACCTTCAGGAAATATCGCGAAGGCTTGGCGAACTTCCTGAGCAGAGTAACGAGGTCGGCAATGTGCTGAAAGATGTGTTCGGCAGAAACGGTGCTGCAGGAGGCATGGAACTTGTCAAGTACTTCGGTCAGATGACCACCAGCATCGAGGAGGTGAAGAAGGTGACAGGTGAAGTCGGCAGCCTTCATGACCAGCACATCGAGAAGGTCAAGGAACTCAACAAGAAGGTTGCAGACCTCTTTGACGTTACAGATGAAGGGTTTGAGGAAGCCACGCTTTCAGCTAAGAACTATCTCACAGACGCCCTCATCAAGATTGTCGACAAGATGCAGCAGCTTGTCAACTGGACTACCGAATGGTATGACGAGAGCAAGGCGTTCAGGGTGGTAGTCCAGTCAATAGGACTTGTCTTCACTGCGTTATGGGCAAACGTGAAGACAGGTGTCAATCAGTCAGTCACACTCCTTCAGGGGTTGGCGAATGCTACCCGTGCATTGTTCAGCCTTGACTTCGAGAAATTCGGTGATGCTGTTACCGAGTTGTGGAAGTCCAGGATCCAGAATGTGAAGGATATGGGCGACGAAATCAAGAAGGCTTACGAGGATGCTGAAAGGGCTGCATTGAATGGCAGGGATAGAGTACAGAGAGCAATATCCAATTCCGATGGAGGCGGAGAAAATGAGTCGCCGTTGGATGGCGGAGGTGTCGTAGGTGACGTGTCTGCAGGTGGTGGAGCAAAGACCAAGGCGGCAAAAGAACAGGCTGTCAAGAGTTGGGATGAAATCCGTGAAGCCATGCTTGAAGCTACAAGAAAGGCAATTGCTGATAGGCTCGCCATTGTGGAGAAGGGGGGAGAAGAGGAGCGCAAGTTGTCTGAGCAGCTTGCCGATGCTGAATATGCAGTGGCGATGTCAGCCGCACAGAAGAGCTACGACAAGCAGAAGAAGGATCTTGATGACAGTCTCGCAAAGAGAAGCATCAGTGTCGAGCAATACAATATTGCCATATCCACATTATCCGAAGCGAGGACTGCGGCAGAACTCCTTGCGGAGAAGAAGAAGAATGACGCCATGACAGAAGCCAGTTCGAATTTCGCCAAGGCTGAGATTGAGCGCATCAGTGAACGCTATGCCACAGAGAAGGCTATGCGTGACAACTCCTACATCGAAGAGGTTACAGGCATCAAGTCTGCCTATGCCGCCAGCCTCATCACGAGAGAGGAGTATGAACGTCAGCTGTACGAGGCTAAGGTCAACTATGAGATGGAGACCGCCCTTGCAGTCATCGAGAGCCTTGAGAAGCAGCTTGAAGTCGAGAGCATGACTGCCGGGCAGAGAAAGAAAATCAGCGAGGAGCTTGCCAAAGCGAAGACAGACCTCATGAAGAGGGAGACTGATATGGCTGTTGATGCGATGGAGCGTCAGAAGAAGGCTGATGACGATTTGGCAAAGAAACGTCAGCAGAACCTCAGCAAGTGGATGCAGACCGCCAGCCGTGCAATCTCCAGCGTCAGCGGGCTGATGGGCGCCCTGTATGATGGAGAGATGAAAGACCTTGACGACCAGAAAGAGGAGAGTCAGAAGAAGTACGAGGAAGATGTTGCACGTATCGACTCGCTTGCAGAGCGTGGCGTGATTACGACAGAAGAGGCTGAGGCGAGAAAGGCTGCGGCGGAGAAGAGGCGTGCAGACAAGGAGGCTGAGCTTGACAAGAAGCGTCAGGACATCGAGTACAAGAAGGCAGTATGGGAAAAGGCGACAAGTCTCGCGCAGGCTGGCATCGCTACAGCCCTTGCAATCACTCAAGCACTTCCGAACATAGCCCTTGCCGCAATGGTCGGTGCGATGGGTGCCATTCAGGTGGCGACAATCCTTGCCACCCCCATCAAGGCATACGCGAAAGGAACTGGAGAGAAGGGACATGATGGTGGTCTTGCCATGGTCGGTGATGGAGGAAAGCGAGAGGTCATCGTCATCGGCAACACGGCTTGGCTGACAAGCGACAAGCCGACAGTGCTGGATCTGCCGAAGGGTGCAAAGGTGTACCCTGATGCCGACGAGTGGAGCAAGGGCTTTGCTGTTCCCGGAAATGGGAAGCCAGAGAAGGGCAGCAATATGGTGGTCATCAATGACTACAAGCGTCTGGAGAAGAAAATGGACGAGCGCAACCGACTTGCACGGCTCTCTATCCGCATGCAGGTCGATTCAGCTTACCAAGCAGAGTTCGACAGATACAGAAAGGGGTGAATATGGAAGGTCTGAAACTATCAATGTTCACTGTCCGTGAGTTCATGGATGTGTTGTCTGGAGAACGTGCGCTGCTGTCGCTAAAGGTTGAGCGCACTCTCAATCCTGAAGAGCAGGAAGTTGCAGCAAGAGACCTTATCGTGGAGTTTCATGAACTCTCAGACCCTGTCGGCACACACGTCATGTTGGGAAACCATGGTGATGCAGCCAAGTGCAGGGCTCAGGTGCTCATGTTCACGCTCATGAGAAGCGTGGTTGAACTTGACGAAGAGAGCTTCGTGGACATCCGCGCCATGCTTGCAGACACGTTGTCGAGAAAGAAGATACTCGGAATGAGCAAGGACTCCCTTCTTGTGTGGATAGACAAGGAGAGGAGCAACGCCGAGATGCGAATGGCTAAGTTACGCGACAAGGAGACAGTTCGCCAGTCGAGCGATGACGCAGTCCGTCAGTTCGAGGAGACTCTCGCATGGATGATGACTCACAACAAGATGAGCATTGACGTGAATGTCATCAGCGCCAGCGTCTATGCGGTCATGCTCAGGAATGCTGTTGATGAAGTCAAGAGAAAGCGCAGAAATCGTTAGAGTCCATAATTATTAGATTTAGGTTATTGCAAAGTCACTGCCCTGTGAAGGGCGGTGGCTTTTGTTTGTTATGGGTGCAGTTCCTGCTTGAGGATTCTGCGCCCTTCGTGGATGCGTCGCTGGACGGTTCCCAGCGGTATGCGGAGGAAGTCTGCTATCTCCCTGTAGGAGTAGCCGAGTGCGTACATGATGACAGGACGGATGCAGACGCTTTGCGCAGATGCCTTCCGTGTCCTCTGTATTATGTCCTTAGCCCTGATTGTCGCATCGGCAGTAGAGCTTGCATGGGGTTCAGCGGTCGGGAACTGTTCAACGAATGCGACGCATTTCTTTCGGTTGTACTTGTTGATGAACACGTGCTGCATCACGCTGTACGCGAAACTGCGGAAAAGCATGCTTTTCTTTGAACACGTCTTTCGCAAGCAGAAGTTTCAGTACCGTGTCGCTGACAAGATCTTCCATGTCAGCATCCTGCCTGCAGTACATGTATGCCATCTTCCTGAGCCACGGCAGCTGCCTGACTATTTCCCCTTCATAGTCCATGTGTCACCTGCTCGCTCTGGATGCGGCTCATGTTCCGCATCCTTACAGCTTCCTCCCTCATTGTGTCGATTAGACTGTCTATGACCTGGCCTCTCACGAGCTTGTTGAGCATGGTGAGCATTTTCTGCATGTTGTCACACTTCTTTTCGATTCTCTTGAGTCTTGTGACGATGTTAGTCTTTCTCATGATTGTATGATTTTTTTAGTGGTGAGTGTGGATGAACCGATTACAAACATCGTGCACGTTTGTTCGGTGCTCCTTTACGTTTCCAAATGTTAAGGCGTGAAAATGGTGAAGATTCTGTTTGCATATATCGCTAAAAATGAAGAACTTTACAGTACAAAATTAAATAAATGTTCAACCAAAAGTATTGAAGAAAATGAAAAAAACATTCAGAACAAAAGTGATGAAGTATGCTCATGAACTTATGAGCAAGAACTACGGCTCCTGGAGCGAGTGTTTGACTAAGGCGTGGTCGCTGTACAATCTGGCGAGCAGGATGCGTGAAGGTGTCGTGTCATTCCTTTACCGCAAGACCAACGGGCAGTTCCGCCATGCCTTCGGCACACTGAGAGGTCTGCCATCAGGAGCGAGTCTGAACGGCAAGCGTTTGACCAAGCCGTCCTACAAGACGATGGCATACTGGGATGTGAAGAAGAATGGAATGCGGTGCTTCCGAGTCGACAAGCTGATATCGGTATTTTAGCCACGATTAAATAAATGCGAATTCCCAGTAAAATCCGTGTATCTCACGTAATTTGGGCGCATCTTCAGTAAAAAACATACAAACATAATGTTTGCAGAAGTTGCTGTTATTCATATTATTAAGCAATATGCTAAGAAGCAAGATGATGATAAGATGTATGAAGCAGTTCTATTTTTCCATATCTTTGCGAAAAAGAAAGGAATATCGCGATGCTCTGCAAGTACTACCTTCAGATAGGCTCTTCTGTTGTGACAGTCGGGGATGCCGGCTGCCACGACGTGTCCTCGTTTGTTGCGAACTCCGCACAGCTTGAGCAATCGTGGGAGCGCAAGGACTTCGGTGGAGTCATCAGGAAATACGGAAGCCGTATAGATTTCGTGGACGAGGCTGCAGAGCTGCTTCTTGCTGAGTGGCATGGAAGCTATGTGCAATCTGAGGCATCCTTTTCTGTTCATGTGGCTGACAACAATTGGCGCTATTCCGAAGTGTGGCAGTGCCCTCTTGATTTCAGCACGCTGACATATGACGGGAACAAGGTGACGATCAGCTGTGTTGACAACTCAGCCGCTGCGCTCATCAAGGCGAACGGGGCGACAAAGAGCAGCTTCCCCGTCAGTTCTCTGAAATCATCAACGCCGATGCTTTACGACCGCATTGTTGACAACAATGTCGCAGAGTACATCATGGACGGCAACACTATTGAGGGCGAAGATTTATGGCAGAGGGTTATTGTTGATGAAGCCGTGGCAATTGCATGGCAGCCATCACTGAAAGTCATTGACGATTCTGGAACGCATGATGTAAGTTATCTTGAACTCGATGACCAGATTGGATGGTTTGCCCCATCTCATATTAACAGCGAGAACGGTTTCCTCACCGTCAATCATGATTGCACACTCGACTACGATTTCTCCGATTTCCGCGTTAGGGCGATTCGCGTTCGCAACTCTGAAAGCCCCGTCGCAACTAAGATGGACTTCAAAATAATCGAGATTGACGGACAAGGAGTGCAGAATGTGAAGGCTTTCGGAACGTCTATCATCAATCCTGCGACCAAGCAGTGGAACTGCCCACTTAACGGGCGGCTGAGTCTAAGAGCCGGTACTATCCTCACGTTGGTTGTCTCGCTTAGGAACAGCGCTGGTGATGACGTGTACTTTACAGGAGGCAGCGAGTATTGGGTTAGCACCAACCATGGTTCTCTTCGATGGAAGTCTCGTGCAGCCGCTATTGACATGGATGTGATAGAACCACTGACATTGCTCGACAAGCTGCTTGAGAATGTGGCTGACGGGAAGATGGTGCTTAATGGCTCCATCAGAAGCGATATCGGTGGCGTCACAAATGAACGTCTTGCAGGTTTGAAGATTCTTGCTGTGGAGAGCGTCAGAGGTTTTTCCGACGCATATATCCACACCTCATTTAACCAGTTCGCCCAAATGATGGAGAGCGTGTTCGGTTATGTCTACGAGATAATCGAGGGCGATGGAACTGCCTTTGTGTCCTTCAAGCATCGCTCCGACATGTTTGGCGCAGGGGTGGCAAAGACGCTCGTCAATGTGAACGGATTTGGTAAGAGCGTTGATGCTTCCATGCTGTACAGCGAGGTCAAGGTCGGATATGATGTCCAGGAGTATGAGAATGGAAACACTGGCAACGATGAGTGGAATGTTGAGAACGGGTACATCACTGGAGTGGCGATGAAGCAAGGAACACTTGAATTGAAATGCCCATACAGAGCAGACTGCTATGGTATGGAGGAGCTTGTCGTGAAGCGTTCTGAAGAAGAGAAGACCGAAAAGGATGAAGGCGTGTTCATCGTCAAGTGTTTGCCCTCTGCATACAACGGGCATTGGGTGATAGACCGTAGTGTCACCATATCTGGCACCTACACCGACACTGTCTTCAATGCGTTACTTTCCCCCTTCCTGATGGTTGAGGCTAACAAGGGGATGATTGCTTCCTTCTGCGAAGGTCTTCGGTTGTCCACCACAAGCGGCAATCGCAACATCATGATTGACGGTGTTTCCGTTTCAAAGAACTTCACGTTTACGGCAGCAGACCGTCTTTTCCGATGCGCCAAGCTGAAGGTGCAGACCGATGATCAGGAACTCCCGTTCGACAAGAGCGGCAAGATTTCATTCGAGTGGCATGGAATCACCTACCAAGGATATCTCCGAAGCGTGAAGTTGGCATGCCAGCGAGAAGAAGCGGTTGAATACGAACTTATAGAATGTTGAAGATATGAGCTATATAGTAAGTCCTTTTACTCCTGTGTTCTGGAAGCCGACGGCTGACAAGTTCGGTGCTAAGACTCAGTATGTGCAGACATGGGCGCAGACTGACCGCATCCTCGTGCAGTGCATACAGCTTGGTGATGGTGCACCGATTGTCGGCAAGGAGGGGAACGTGCCTTCGTTGAGTCTAAAAGACATGAGCACAGGAAATGTTTCTCTGCTTGCATGGCAGTCATGGGCTCTGAACGAGTGGGCGACAGTCAAGTGGTGTGTCATCACCGCCTTGCAGGTCGGAATATACTCCCTCTTGCTCGGTGACAGTGAAAGCGAACCGTTCTGTGTCAGCGACGAGCAAGACATACTGAATCAGACGTGTCTGCTTCAGTACAGCAGCAAGGATAATCGTCAGCGTATGGATGCGGCTTTTGTCGTGGACGGCGTTCGCCAATTCTTTGATTTCCGTATACCTGGTGGATTCATTGACAACGGATGGACATTCGGAGTGGATAATGAGCAATTCACTACTGGATTGTATGATACCGTTGACGTACATGCGCACGAGCTTGTGCAGAAGACGTTGACGCTCGGCAATAGCGAGGGCGTTCCAGTGTGGTTCGCAGATCTTCTTAACAGGCTTCTCACCTGCACCTACGTCTATGTTGACCAAGTGCGCTTCAGTAGGCATGAGAGTGATGTTCCGGAAATCGTGAGCGAGATGGAGGGATTGCGAAGCTATGTCTTCACGCAGACGTTGCAACAGGTCGTAAACCTTATGCCAGACGTTGAGGCTGCCAACATTGTCAGGCTTAGAAGGGTGGGAGAGGTGCAGGATGACTACCGTGTGGCAGAAATTGAAGGTGAAACTGTTAACAGAATTGTTGAATGACACAGGGAGAAATTGACCAGATTGTCGCCATTGTGCTTCAGCGTATCCGTGAGTACTCGGCGAGGGTGGTGGACTTGACGGAAGTCGGTTCGCTTCCTCCTGGTGCGTGGATAGAGCTCAGTGAGGGTAAGAAGGTTAGGGTTTCGGACTTGATATCATCCGCACGTGCCCTCAACCTCATCAAGAGTGGTGACTCCACTGCACCATCCGATGAGACTGCCTATTCTTCTTTGAAGTCAGATCAGCTGTTCATAAAGATTGCAGAAGCGCTCGGCAAGTTCCTCCGCAAGGATGCTGACGATGCAGACCCGAACACAGCTGCGTTCGGTGACATCGTTGCAGTCAAAGGGACACGTTCAGACGGTGCAATGTCTTCAGGAAATGTCATTGCAGACGGAGACGTTGAGGCTGGAGAGAACCTTCGAGTCGGGAAGTCTATTGTGCTTGGGATTGCAGGCATTATTCAGGACTTGGTTGAGCGGAGGATATTCAGCACCTATGGAGCAGTTGATGGAATGGTCAATGGTGTGGGCACAATCCTCACCAACAAGGATAGATTGCAGACGAAAGACCTGCAGGTGCGTGGAAGCATGACCGTGATGGACTTAATCATCAATCAGCTTCACGCCATGGAGGGTGACTACTACTTCAGCGAAGTCGGCAGCATCGAACGTGTCGTGCCTCTTGACAGCTCCAACTCCTACCGCATCTACCTGAAGAAGGAGACAGAGACATCCGTCATCACATTGTGGGAGGGTGACATCCTCTGGAGCATCGCCAACAACCTCCGCACGCACAAGCCTACTGACGGGGCTTTCTATGTTCATCCATCTTGGATGCTTGCAAATGCAATAGACCAAGACCATTTCTTTGTCGATGTGACGCTGTACGACGATCCACAGCTTGGCATCGAGGTCGGCACAACCAACTTCCCACCAGAAGACGGTTTCAACCTTGTCCGCAGAGGAAACGCAAGGGCAAGGCTCGATGACGCATACAAGGAGCGTGCAAGGATTTGGCACATCAGCAATACCGAGGGCATGATGGCGTTCCTCGATTATCTCTATTCACCGGTCGTTGGCGATGAGAGCTATCAGACCACCATTGGCAGACTTCCAGACATTCAGGTTCTGCGCAATTGGTTCGATGCAAGAAATCTTGGTAGCCCATCCAACCACATTGGCGTGTACACCCAATATCTTTTCGCTGAGCACTTCCTGCAGATCGACTGGATGGGCAGAGTCATCTCGACCAAAAACTACAGGGGAGAATGGAGCCTTGCGACCGCTCAGAGCGCAACCGAATACTACAAGGTTGACAAGACATACACCGAAGGAGATGACGGGCAAGGGCATGAACGCCCGATGACCGCCTATCTTACGGACACGGTCACTCACATGGGTGTGGAATGGGGATGCAATCGCACAGGCACCACCGAAGAGCCTTCCTGGTACTCTGCCGACTGGATTATGATTGGAGGTTCGAACGAGTGGGATTTGGTGTTACACAAAGACGACTCTCCAGTGCCTCGCATGAGGCAGCAGAAGTTCGAGATGGGCATCTTCTTCCGTGTCTCGTTTAATGGATATGATGTGACAGACAGGGTGATGGCGCAAGGCGGTCACAGCGTCGCGTGGGCGAGAACGACCGATGATGCTGCACTCGACCATACATGGGATACTGTCGGCATCCTGCAATGCTATCGTGATGCGGCACACACATCCCTCCTTCTGAAGAATGACCCGACCAACAATCGCTACGACTTCGGACAGAATTTTCGTTCGTACCGTCACGCGTCCTTCAATGCAACGGTTGTCATTCCGATGGCGACAGGAGAAAATAAAACAATCAGCAAAACATACAACTTCATGTAGCAATGAGAATACAAGGCAGCGACATAGTCATACAGCAAGACCCGCTATCTTACGGCAGCGGATACACCTTCCTGCAAGGCTCACCGTATCAGACCTACGATCCACAGGCAGGAGTTTTCAATCCGTCAAGGAGCATTTATCCCTTAGTCATTATGCCATGGGTGTCTGCGAGCGACCCTCAGGGCGAGTATAGCGGGCAATGCTCTCTGCACAGCGTTACAGCCGTGTACAGAAAGATGGTGAATGGTGCATGGGTTGACATTGAGATTGACAATACTGACACTAACAATTACTTCATTTCCGATGGCACGACCATCCATGGCATCACAGCACCAGCTGGTGCCGTTGTCATCCGAAAGAACATTCCTCCCACTGAAGTGGCTGCAGTCATCATCCATGCCAATGTGCTCGATGCGGTTGACGGACTTGTCAAGTCATTCGAGAACACGGTTGAGATGACCACCAAGACCGCCAGCACAGTGCAGTACAAGCTGCGCGTGGCTGACGAGACAAGCCCCTATTCGCCTTACATGGCGCTTAACCCGATGAACATTGCTACAAATGCTCAAGGCAAGCAGCCCGTCACATGCTCAGTCAAGCTGTATGGCGACAACGTGCCAGTGGCAGATTCCGATGCCAAATATTTTTGGTATTTCAACGAGAACGGGAATTGGGTGCAGATACTGCCAGATAATCAGGTATGGCTGCTCACATCATTTCTGGACAATGTGAACTATGAATTGCCGAGAACCATTCAGGTTGACCTCCGATTTATCGACGAACTGCACCTGTTTGCCTCTGCATCTCCAATCGGCGATACAACACCTACTCAGCCAGACTATGTGCGCGCAGAGCGTGTGCATTTTGACATCTCACGCATCTGCCCGAAAGACATTGAGGGGTTCGTCTTTGGTGATGTCGGCATCAAGTTCACGGGCGATGAGCTGATGAAGCGCTATCTGCAGCTTCGCGGCAACGGAGGTGACCTCTCTGATGCGGAGGTGGCCAAGTTTTTCCGTATTGATTGGTACAAGGAGGTCAATTCTGCATCATCCTTTGTCAGCCGCGGCAAGAGTGTTGAGGGGCATGTGCAGAGCGATTTCGGGGCAACACGTTCAGCGGTCTGCAAGCTAAATCCCAAGGTGTGGTGGATGAATTGCTACAAGCCAATCGTGACAAGCGACGGGAAATACTGGGTTGACGGGCAAGGAAGATACGTCTGCGGACAAGATTACAGACAAGTCTAAAAACAAAACAATATGGGAAGAGAAATTGCATACATGCTCGTCCAGCACGAGCAGATTAAGGACAAGTTTCCTTATGCCACCGTTCTTGACGATGGCAGAGCCATCATTCCGCTTGCCAAAGCCAACATGCTCATCGGCGTGTCTGGAATAGAGATTCTTGGTAGCCACGAAGTGGAAGCGCTTGTCGCTTCTATAGGGCAGAATGAAGAAAGCGCTGAGGCGGAAGAAAGTGCTGAAACACAGGAGAACGCTGAAGCAGAAGAAAGTGCTGAGGCAGAAGATTCCTCTCAGCAAGAAGATAACAACGAAAAAGAAGAGGAGGACGAATCATGAGTACAATATTGACAGGTGTCTTTGACATCATGCCCGTCGCTGACGGCTCACAGACCTTTCCACAGCTTGAAGTGGAAGGCGCTGCCTCACAATCGTATTCAGGCAACACCTACTACCCAGATTGGAAAACACAGCCTTCGCTGCGCCCCAAGTTCACTCCGCATTGCTACGACGGAGTCGAAGGCAGCGTGAACGATTACCAGTTCCTGCCGGGCATCGCCACCAATGCAGGGGCTGTCAGCACGGCTAATCAGCAGTGGTATTACAACAACACCGGCATCATATGGTCACAGGTTGGCTCAACAACCAAGTACCGCTCATCCAATTTCCTGTCGGCAGACGGCACAACCCCTCTGATGGAGCTTGACCTGTCTAACCCCAACCGCTCGTGGGTGACATTCATCGGCAATATCCCCACCACGCTCTCGCAGGGCGATGATGACGTGCTCCGCTTTGTTGGAAAGGTGGATGGCATCGAGGGCTTCACGGTGGATGTGAGCCGCACCATCCGTGTGAGTGAACTGGCAGGTGGCACAGGAAACAAGGTGGACATCATCCTGTCTAAGACAAACTTTGACAATGACATGAACACCAATGACAGCATCACCGTCAATGTCGGTGCTGTCATCAACAATGAATACAAGGTCGGATTTGCCGCCATCAACGCAGCTGGCTACAAGGTTTCATTTGCTTCGTCAATCGGCATCAACAAGCAGTATTTTAGAAGCGGCGACCCAATTGTGCCATCCTCTGTGACGACACTCACGCTCCTGCCTGACGACATTGGTGGAGAAGGCACCATCATCTGCAACCTTCTTGATGCGCAGAACAGCGTTGTCGCTGTTGACTCAATGCTCATCAAGGACTTGGGTGACCCCGATATTGTCCATGTTGAGTCCTTCACTGTCGCATCAGCTGCATCCACGACTCCCATCGACCAGCGCAACGGCTCAATCAAGAAGGACGAGTTCCTTCGCTGTATCGCAAAGGTGACAGACCGCACTGGCGTAACTGACAAGACGCAACTATACACATTTACATCTGCGGCAATCAAGACAAGGGACGGCGTCGATTTACCAGCAGAGACAGCCAAAATAACTGACTATACCGAAGGCGGCAAGACGTACAAGGTGTATGTGGTTGATTTCGCCACCGCGTATGGTGCTGGAGGACTTCGATTCATTGCATCAGTACAAAGGAACTCTTGAACATGATTATCACAGGCTCTCTTGATATAACCCCAATTGTGGACGGAGTGAACGGAAAGAATGCCGTTGCTTACCAGATGAACGCCACACCTGCCACTGTCGAGTTCAATGGCTCGGCAGAGACTATCGTGACATCATCCGTCGCCATCTCAGTGCAGAAGATTGAGGGTGACACTTACACACCGTTCACTGGTCTGATAGACATATACACCCGAAGCGGCAGCAACGTCGGCACCAAGAACGTGACTAACGGCGCGGCAACCATCAGCATGTCAACTGACAGGGGAGGCTCTGCATTCTACATCAGTGACTTCCCTCTGAGCATCCGTCTTCGTGCATCAGGCTCTTCTACAGTCCTACAACGCCTTGAACTGCCTGCAGCCGACATCAACACAAAAGGGCCGAAAGGTGATCCAGGCGCCAGCGCAATGGTGTACGCTGTCGAAGCAACGGCTAACCAGATTAGCGTCCGCAATGACGGTTCGTGCGTTCCTTCTACAATAGACGTCTATGCCAAAATCACAGATGGTCACAGTGCGCCGACCTTGTATGAAGGTGGAGAGCTGTGGAGAGTCGTGGTTTCCCCTGGTGGTACAACGAGCGAGTCGAGATGCGACAGAAACGCCGGAATCTACACCATCCCTTCATCCGAATTGCAGTTATATGCGTATTACGCCAAAAGTGGAATGCGCTTTTCGTATGAGATTAGGCAAGGTACAACGGTTCTTGCTTCCATGAACCTGCTTTTCTCTTACGATGGGGCGACTGGCGGAACAGGCCCTGCTGGCCCCAAAACTATATGCAGAGGCTTGTATGACAACAGTGCAAGCTATGAGTTCAGTGCTGATTATGTTGACTGGGTGCTCAAAAACTTCACTGCATCAGGAGGAAGTGTAAGCGAGCAGGCATACATCAGAAAACGGTCGGGCAGCGCAACGGCTGTCTGTCAAGGCATAGAGCCTGGTGTCACTCAAGGTTGGCAGAATTATTGGCAAGCAATAGACTCGAACGAAGCAGCTTATTTCCGTTCGCTCCTTGTCGCCTTCATCTCTGCACGTGATGGTGCATTTGACCATTTGAGTGCAGTTGATGTGGACATCACAGGCACTCTCAACGCAACAACGGGAAAGTTCCAGAACGTGTTCGTGAATGGCTGCATCAACAACCTCATCACGGTCATAGACACAGCCAACAACATAGGCAACGACCTCATCCTGACTGATGGAGAAGGCAACCATCACCTCGACGTGCACAGATGTGGCGACTTTATTTGGATAAAATCCCTGCCAAGGCCGTTGTGGTATGGCAGCAGTTACCATTATCTCCATCTGCCATGGTTTATTGACAGCGCGACTTGCTGGAGAGGATACACCAAGTATCTCACTAATGTTGAGCACGCAATGACAAGCAATGAGATGCGCCAGCTTGTCGGACGAAAAATCACCATCATGGTCGAGCCGTCATACGAACGTGCATTCTTGTCAGGAGTATCGGCAGTTGAGCCCTATGGCACTCAGACGGATGCCCTCAGGCGCATCAGCAATGGTCAGTACGTCCTAAACAAGAGTACCATCAGAACTCTTGACAACGATTACAGGCTGACACCAAGAATGTTTCATATAGAATGTCATCACGTCGTTCTTGTCGATCCGAATACACAAGCTGCATCCAACGCATATCTGTGGCTGGGGCAGAGTGATTACCTCGCATCGAATGACGACCTTCTCGATTGGGGATGAAAAAAAACTCTCTTTGAATAGAATCCAAAAGAAATAATTAGTAACTTTGCTCTAAATTTGAATTAAAATGATTCCAACTACCATTGAAGAAATTTTGACTGCATTGGACAGCGAGACAAGCGAGAACTGCGAGTTCGTTGTGCGTAACAAGTCGAGCCAGAGAGCCCTCAAGATGGACTTCTCTGTTCTGAAGAACCTCCTTGCCGTGGAAGATTATCCCGGTGAACTGCTTGTGGATCTTGGACTGCCAAGCGGAAGGCTCTGGGCAACAAGGAACGTGGACGTGACGAGGATGAACGGCTTTGCTAAGTCGCCTTACCAGTACGAATGCTCTTTCTTCAGCTGGGGCAACACGGACGGTCACAACCCCATCAGCGCATCTGCCTTTAGCTACAATTGGGGCACAAGCAATGATGGTCCATATGCCAGCACTCCTGGCGCCTCGTTGACAGGCGATGCCGGAGTCGGCTATGATGCAGGTGCCATGAACCTCGGAGGTCCCTGGAAGTTGCCAACAACGGCTGATTTTGCCGAGCTCTTCAATTCTGCCTATACCAAATACATAGACGCCAATGGCGCAGAAGTTACAGGCACCAATAAATTGGTCATTGTGAATGGAGTTCAGGGAATCTTGCTTCAGTCGAAGGTCAACGGCAAGAAGATATTCTTCCCTTGCTCCGGCTACGGCAGTGGTACGAGTTGGCGCAATCGCGGTTCGGGCGGTTACTACTGGTCGTCTTCGCTCTACTCGTCTACGCACGGTCGGGACTTGTTCTTCAACTCTGGCGGCGTCAATCCGCAGAACTACGACTATCGGTTCTATGGCTTTGCGGTGCGCCCGGTTCAGTAACTTCTTTCACCAAACAGCATTAACCATTTCTTTTCTCGGATTCGTGCCACCAGCCGCTCTCAAAGCGGCAAAGGGCACGAATTTGTGAAAAGAAATCCAAATACAATCTAAATGACTATAGCAGAAATTTCCAAAATTGAAAACGAGAGGAACACTCCAAAAGACTTTGGTGTGATTCATCTCTTCAGCGAGAACAATTTTTACCGCGCCCATGACTGGAGCGCATGGCTGATGACAACTTTCCCATTCGGCGAGTCATTGAACAAGCCTCTCCGTGTTTCAGCGAAGAGATTGAAAGATGGGTATGTCGAAGCGTGGGTCGGGTTTCCCGTCTCGTCTTTGGGGAAATATGTCCCAAATGACGATTCCATGCAATTTAATCCAGTCAGTGACACACAGATTGATGTGACCATACATCTTCCAGATGGTTACGAGGATGCCAATTTCGATGACATTCGTGCGCAGGTGGATGCATGGAAGGAAGGATTGCCGATGAATGAAGCGAAAAAGCAGAAGCGTGAGGACCGTGAGGTTGCTGAGGTCGCACCTCGCTTCACAAGGATGACAGACATCGTCGGAAGGATCTTTTCGTTTCCGCTTGAGAGCAAATCACCGATTGAGGCTTGGGAGTTTGTCAGACAGCTGAGGCAGCAGGCGGCTGCGATGTTTTAACAATATAAAGGATGGTTCAGAAAGAAGTTCATAGGTCACCCGTCCTTCATCTTTGCGATGCGGGAAAAACTAAAGATGCCCGATGGTCTTGCTCCGGACAACCCCTTCAGGCTTTCGTATAAGGCGGTGACCGACAATTCTTCCCTTGCTCCGGCAACGGCAATGGTACGAGTTGGAACAATCGCGGTTCGAACGGTAACTACTGGTCGTCTTCGCTCAACTCGTCTACGAACGGTCGGAACTTAAACTTCAACTCTGGCGGCGTCAATCCGCAGAACAACAACAATCGGTTCTATGGCTTTGCGGTGCGCCCGGTTTGGTTCAGCACTCAACTGCAATCATCCTTTCTTATAATACAGGTGTATGGTTCTGGAACGAGAAACGCTTCTGCATGACCTCTATGTCGCTTACTATGATGCGAGGAAGCATAAGAGCAGGCGTTCATATGTGCGGCACTGGGAGGAGAATCTGAAAGAGAATATGGATGTGCTGTGCGATGATTTGATTCATCGCCGCTACAAGCCACAGCCTTCGAAGTGCTTTATCGTAGATTACCCGAAGAAGCGGGAAATCTTCGCTGCAGGTTTTCGTGACAGAATCGTACACCATTTGTATTTTAACTACACTCACGCGATGTTCGAACGGACGTTTATACAGGATACATATTCATGTATAAGGGAAAGGGGAACACACTGTGGCATATCTCGAATGACTGATTTCTGCAGGAGGGAGTCGCACAACTGGCAGCGACCTTGCTATGCCATGAATCTTGACATCAGGGGCTACTTCATGCACATTGTCAGAAGCAAGCTGCTTGAAATTGCATTAAAGTCGCTTGACAAGATGTCAGCGAAACGAATCTCGAAAGACAGCTCGAGAAAATGGTGTGATACGCTTGACATGGATTTCCTGCGGTGGCTTACAGAAGTGATTATAACATTGGATCCTCGAAAGGATTGCCTTATTGTCGGTGAAAAGGGTGACTGGGATGGTCTGGATCCTGAAAAAAGTCTGCTGAAGACAGCTGATGGATTAGGGCTTCCAATCGGCAATCTTACATCACAGCTGTTCTCTAACGTGTATCTCAACAAACTTGACCAATTTGTAAAAAGAAACTTGAAGTGCAAATATTATGGTCGCTATGTCGATGATGCCATAATTGTATCTGCAGACAAGCAGAAACTTCTGTCCATTATTGATGACATACGTTCATTCTTGAAGAGGGAACTTGGGCTTGACCTTCATATGGGAAAGTTGCACATAAGAGAAGTCAGTCAAGGAGTTGAATTCCTTGGAGCCTATATTAAACCATGGAGAACATATACATCGAGAAGAACTCTGGAGCGAATGGAACGAAAAATCAAGCAGATGGATTTTCGTCGTCCTTCAAAAGTGTTGCTGAGCGTCAACAGTTATCTCGGAATTCTGCAGCACACAAAGTCATACAAAATAAGACGAAGGTTATTCATGAAATCAGAGTTTCTTAGAATAGGCGTATTTGATTCCGATATGATAAAATATACGGGAAGGGAAGATTTCTATAATCGTAAGAAGTAAATACCTTGTTCGTTATTGCTTGATTATGTGACACATACGTGTTGGGGCGATTGCAAGATGTGGTTTGATGTTCCAACCATGCCATATTTATCACTATCTTTGCACAAACAAAAAGATATGACATGGCTAACATCACCCAAGCATTGTTCATAACAGGCGCCATCATTCTACTGTTCTATGTCGCCACATTGCTGCTGATATTCTCAGACCTGTGGGCTGGAGTGAGAAAGGCAAAGCAGCGTAACGAAATGCGCACCTCTGAGGCGTACAAGCGTACAATAGAAAAAATCAACAAGTACTTCAACATGATGCTCGCGCTCACAGTTGTAGATGTAATCCAGATTGCACTCGTATGCTTCATGTGGTACATGTACGGGTATGATATACCGATGTTGCCAGTTTTCTCGTTCCTTGGCACAGGTTATGTCGCATTCGTTGAAGTCACCAGCATCATGGAGCCGTCAGACGTGAAAGAGAAGAAGCAGCAAGACGACTTCAAGAGACTTGTGGTTAAAATGATTCGCGATGACAGGGATTTTCGGGCAGCCATAGCCGATATCATAGAAGGTTCTAAACAATAGATCACGATGAAGCCATTTTTGTACAGCATATTATTGTTGATTGTTTTTGTGTTGTTGGGATGCAGGAGCGCCAGGATTGAAGAGCCTGTCGTCCTGCACTCGACTGACACACTTACGATCATCCGCGTCGACACCATCAAGCAGGACAGGACGGTGTATGTGCGAGACAGCCTCATCATGAGGGACAGCGTTGTGGTGTTCGTCAACGGGAATGGCGAGGTTGTCAACAAGGAGAAATACTCTGACACTGAGCGATGGCATGATACAGACAAGGCGCTTGTTGAGCTGCAGAAGCAGTTTGAGGCACTAAAACGGTCGAAGGCAGATGAAAAGCCGGTATATATTGTGAAGGAGAAAAAAACGAAGTGGAAGTTGTACTTCTGGCTTGGACTGGCATGCGCAGTGTTACTCATCATAATTCTGAAATTTTGCATAATGTATGGAAAGAAATTGATCAAGTTTTTTAGTGGTTGAACACAAGGAAGGAGGATGTCCGTGACGGACAGTTCCTCCTTCTTTCATGAAGGGGCAGCTGGGTGAGTTCTGCCCCTTGGACAAGCCTCTCATCCGCACTGCGTCATCTCCACTGAGGCTTGTCTGCAATGATTACAAACAAGATTTCTAATTGTTCGGTGTCTCCTGTTTTTTCATGTCAGCGTTCGTGTATTCTATCACCTTCCGTATCGCGCTGTCCGCCATCTCCTTGGAGACAGAGACGTAGTGATACAGGATTCCGCTGTTGCGGAGTGAGTGACCGAGCACATAGTCGATAACCCTTGTCGACACTCCCAGCTCGAATGCATTCTGCGAGAACGTCTTCCTCGCAGAATACATGTACAGGTTCGGTATGCCAAGCGCCTTGCGAATCCTCCTCATTCCGTATGACATGTTGTAGTTCACCTTGCTGTCCTTGCCGATGTCAAGATGTCCATCCTTCATGATGTACTTGGCGATGATGGGTTTGGCTTCTTCAGGGATTGTGAACCGAGTTTCCTGGCCGCCACGGAATTCCGTCTTCGTGCGCGTGTACCTTAGTTCTTTTTGGCACTTGTTGAAGTCGATGTGCTTCAAGTCTTCCATGTTGATGCCACCGAGGTAGTAAGACAGCATAAAAAAGTCCCTTGCCTTCATTGTGCCCTTGGTCCTGGAAGTGAAATCTCGAACTGCTCGTATTCCCTCCATCCCTATCCATGAATCGCGTACCTCCATGCGTGGCTTCCTGTATCCTCGAATGATGTCGCTTGCAATGTTGACAGTGCCCACCTTCTTGGCAAAGTTGTAAAGAGTGAAAAAGAAGGTCATATATGAGTGGATGGTGTTGCACGTCATCCTTCTTGAACGCAGGTGTCGGTCGAAGGCAAGTACATCAGTGTGCGTCAGCGTTCTTATCGCCTTGCCCTCTCCGAAGAAGGTGGCGAGCGAACGGTATATGATGCCGTAAGCTCTGATGGTTGACGGCTTGGCTGACGACAGCCTGCAGTAAGCCTCGAACGTGTCCTTGATGGTGGAGTATTCAATGCGTTCACTCTCCTTGATGAGCCTTACGAGTTCCGAGCACGTGAACCCTTCAATATACTCAAGCCCGTCGAGTGACGACTGCAGCTTGTCCATCTCGTTGCGGATTTTGGCGTTCATGAGCCTTGCGTCTGGCCTGCCGACCACTTGCCCATTCTTGAACTGCTTGACGCTGTCAACCTTGATGTTGGTAACGAAATACCGTGTCTCCCCATTGTGAGAGAGCGCGATTCGAACTTTGTGTGAGCCATCGACTAACTTTTTAGCCGGTACTATAACTGGTGATATAAATGCCAT